CGTTTACAAAATAGGCACAGTCTTCTTCAGCTGCCTCATACCACTCTCTACCATAAACTAAGTCAGCACATACACTGTGCAAGTCTTGTCCTTGTTTAAGAGCTTTTATCCATACAGGATCTTTGCTACCAAATGCAATTACATTAAGTTCTTGAGAAGAATAATCACTAGATACAAAGCACCAATTGTCAGGAGCCAGAAAACAATTGCGGAACTTATTGTCCGCAGGTATCTGTTGCATGTTTGGTTTCTTGGATGCGACGCGTCCAGTGTCAAGTATTTGATTAAATTGTGTATGTATTTTACCATCGCTTGATACAAATTTAAAAAAGTCATTACCATAAGAAGTAGCCAGCTTCATCTTTTCTTTGTACTTAACATACAAATCAATAACCTTATGCTGACGTCTGTACTTGTACATCTTCTTACCGTTAACGTCTTCTAGTTCAGGGACTAGTTTTTGAAATACCTTGAGAACTTGTGTAGGGCTAGTCCATTTGATCCCTACTTTACGTAGTTCTTCTTGTGGTGTAAACAAGTCACCTTGAACATGAGATAGCACGAAGCTTGATAACTCAGTGGTAACCATAACCAAATCATCTAACTCATCCCTCATGTCCAAGGCTTCTTGCTCGCTTGTCCGTGCAATGACCTCCCAAGCATCCTTATCAATATCAATACCATTGTATTCAATATCAGCGAATGCTAACACCGCACGATTTTCAAGTTCTACCACACGTTGTAGTTTAAACTCTTGTATTTTTGGGAGCTGTAGCTTACGTAGTTTACATAGATACTCTACATCTTTGGCACCATACACTATCTGGTCATCACGATAGGCTTCACCGGATAACCCTATAAATTGGTTTCTGATTTCCTTATTTAATTCTACATTTAAGTAGCGTTTACAGAGGTCTTTCAGTCCATAACCTATGTGACGACCACAAGATAGTATTCGCTCAACCAAAAACGTATCGTAAACTCCATCACACTCTATGCCTGACCACTTCTTAATAAACTTGTAGTCAAACTTAGCATTGTGAAATATCTTTGTTATAGCTGGTGATTCTAGTATGTTCTTCAAAGGACTGATGTCTATGAATCTAGTATCAATGACAAACTGTTGATGTTCATCACCAATCTGAAACATAATCATCTTCTTACATGTGAAGTCAAAGCCTTCAGTTTCTGTATCAACACCTAGAACTTTTTTGTTGTGGCAGTACTTGACCACGTCTTCAATAGTACCTAGTTTATACGAGTCACTAAGACTCGTTGTCTTTGTTATTAATGTAATCATCTCTAAACTGTTTTAAGAAAGTTTCATCAAACTGTAGTAAGTATTCAGCATAAGCTAGTGATACTTCCCTACCGTGAACAAAAACAGTATCTCTGTTATCTTTTACAGCTGTCATATATGCAGCTTTTAATTCTTGATCATAGCCTTGTTGCAAGTCCATGTATATTTCTTTCATCTTTCCCATTATTTGTAAACATTTATTGGTTCTTTTTCTCTATTTATATGAAGATCTTGCTCTATACCTAACAATGTTTCAAGCAACACTCTATGCTTACGGACTATTTCACTAGCTTCATCGTATTTTTCAAGGTTTATAAGAGTACGCTGTACACTGTGTATAAGTAACGATACTTCATCTCTGGTTAAAATTGTATTATTCATAGTTAAAAGTATTGAGACAACAAAGGGGCACAAGGCCCCTTCATCATCAATAAAAAACAATTGTGTGAAATTATTACTACTTAGTCTTAGACTTAGTAGTTTTCTTTGTAGACCCTGTAGGTCTGCCACGTCTTTTGGTTTTGGTTTTAGTCGTGGTGTTGAACAAGTCAATAGTAATCATTTTTTCAGTTACTGTGACATTGTGTGATGCAGATACTGTAGCTACTACCTTACCTGCGCTTTTAATTAATGTATTCATTTTCAATGATTTAGATAATTATGTATAAATATTCTTTATAAAACTTAGCAAATATAGTAAAAATGGATATACCACGCAAGTGATATACCCATTTTATTTATACTAGTTTACTATCTCTCCTGTTGCAATATCAACTTTCTCGATAGTAGCCTTCTGTACAGGTGCTGTATCAGCCTCTAAATACACATCTACTGGCTCGTTGAATACAATAGAGGAACGAGTGAATATGTATTCACCGTTGTGTAGAATAAACTCTCCGTCCTTACCCTTACGTTTTGCAGTGGTTTGAACATTAGCTCTTTGCCATTCTGTTGGCTCAGTAGTTTCTACAATTTGAACTCGTAATGGGAACTCTTGTCCTTCAAAAGAAGCAACCGGATTAAGAACATTCACGGTAAGTATCTCATTACCCATGTCATCCATCTCCCATCCTTCAGCATCTCCAACTGAGACACCAAGTGCAGTCTCTACATCAGAAGGTGTAGCTGGTTGCCACGCTCTTCGTGCAGAGTTTCTACTAAATCTGTTATCAGATTGATTAAATACAAACGCAGCTGACAAGCCGCGAGATCCTTCTTTGACTTCTGCCAATTCCATTTGGACAAAGCCACCTTCAATCTTTCTGAATCTTGTAAGTAAAGTTTGACCTAGTTTTAAAGTGTTAAGGTCACCACTGTGCAATAAATTTGCCATGATAATAATGTTAATAATGATTAATAATAATAGATAATTGTTCCTTCGTGGTCAACAAATGTTTTCAGTGTCTCTGTTTCTTCAGTTTCAACTGGTTCTTCTATTGCGTGAAGGTCTTTGTGATTGCTTGTGCATTCACCTAGAAAATGTAAGGCATCTATCTCATCCCTAAAAGTTCTAGAAAATTTGTGTGTGTGATAGATTGGGTCACAATCGTGTTCATCACAACTGTTTGCAGTGTAAGTAACTACGTAGCGCATGTTAATAATGTATAAAAGGTTAATAAATGTGGTTAGCTTGACACACTTTCAGCAGTGTCCTCTGTTTATTAGAGCAGTTACTAATGCTTGCTCAGGCATCCCCGTTACTCCTGCAGAAGTGAAAGGCTTCTAAATGACCGTAGTCAACCTTCAGGGTGAATATTTTATTAGACGATAATACACTCACCAGTATCTTCAAAATCTGCTTTAGAAGCTTTCAAAAGATACTCTTCTACACCTTCTGGGTCAAGTCGTTCTAGAACTTCTCCATACCATTCATCCGTATCGCTCATGTAAGTTAAACATCCAAAAGGATTTATCATCTGTCCTTTTGAATTAAATATTGCCATCTCATATTCATCGAAGTCTGCAAAAGCATGGTCTCCATTTATAATAGATACATACCATCCGTTATCAAAGTCTATAAATGCTCTGTATTTGAGACTTGCACGTGTATTATAATAGTTATAGTCTCTAAGCCATAGAATATCCTTAAACTTTAATGTGTTATTATTAAGTTTTGGTATCGGTTTGCCTTCTCCAGGCATATTACCACCAAGAGGTAATGTGTTGTGATGATTTAATATATCAAATTGTTCATCTCTAAATTCTAATGTGTTTTCCATGTCGTTTAAATATAAGTAATGTTAATAATGTTAATATAAAAGAGAGTACAGAGTCCCTTCAATTATCTCTGTATTTTACATTTAGTTTTCAGTGTGTGGTGACTATGTGCACTAGCCAACTCTCTTTATGTCTGCAATATAAGTAGAGGAAACTGCGGAATAAATGCATTTATGTTCTATCTCATATCTTATATCTAGCCTTTGGTACCGTGAAGAAACTTCACACGCGATTCGGGTCGGCTTGTAACCCCTTAGAATTGTCCGCAAATTTATATCTCGTCCAACCTTTAGCGTAAAGCATAGTCAGTTGGTTAGGGAAACCCCGACGAGATTTAGTATATCCAATCTATCTGTAGTTTAACTACATTAGATCCTTTTTGTATATAGTATTCGTAGTCTTGAATATGCTCTTTTAATACATACACACTAATCTTTTTGTTGTATGGTATTTGTTCATCAACAAGAACATTGATAAGACTAAGACCAGGTGGTGGTACTAAACGTTGTAGTACGTCATCTCCTGTATACTTTATGCCATCTTTCATAGCATAAAACTCAAACTCGTCATTTATATCATTGATAAATGGTATACGAGCTAGGTTAACTACGTATGCTACACCAAACTGTACATCTTCTACAATGTATGTGTTTACTGTATCATCGCAGCTATATGTAACAAACGAAGTGTAAGAGTTATCTTCCATGACAGCAACAGTAGCTGTTGACATCATATCATTATACTCATCTTCTCTTTTATCGCACGATGTTAACCACACCGCAAGGACAAAGAGTACGATCAGTACTCCAAAGTCCTTAAGTGTATAGTTACTATTCATCTTTATCTAGATAATGTTTGTAACTCCAGTTATCCATCTTAGTCTGATACATTTCAGACCTTTTGACACAGCCTGCACATAGTAGTGCGAATATGCCTGATGCACAGCCGTATAGTATTGAAAGATTATGAACTGCCATAACCATAAATGCAATAACACCTATGAAGGCGAAGAAAGAAAATAATTGATAACAGAACTTGAGTCTGCCGTAAGAATAATAAGACATAATGTAAGTATTAAAAGGTTAATAAAAACAAGCCCAGACTCTGCGTCGTACTTAGTCATCAGGTATTCCCTTCCGTCTTATGAGTGAGGCTATAATGTTATATAATGTAATAGGGATAAACCTATTGGGTTAGTAAAAGTGGGAAAAAGTGGTGAATACAGTCTAGTATACACACTCTTAACCGTGTCGTATTGTTGTAAGGTAGGTAGGTAAAATAAAAAAAAGAGTCCTAAGACTCTTTCTTCATAAATTTATTACCTACGATAACCTTGTCAAACAAGGTTTCGTCTTCAGTATAGAACCTAGAAGGTTCAATAGTGATGAGACACTCTGTGGCTTCATCCCAAGCCTGATGTCCATCATTACCCATAGCGAAGCGCATTGGCACGCCGTTACTGTTCATTAGCTTAGGACTAACCCAAGCAATCTCTACCATTTTATTCATATCACAATTGTTATTAATTATAGGCGGGACTATCCCAAACCCGAAAGCTAGTGGGGGTCTTTGCAATAGTTGGTCTACGCTCTCAAAGATTTTGGTAGTTAAATTTTTTTTAGTAGTTTTGCATTCAGAAGCACACAATATGTGTATCACCCCAGAGGGCCGAGAGGTAGTTATGGGGTCAGACGTTGGATTGTAGATCTTAAATATAGATTAGAGTTTTCTCCAATAGCTTCTAAAAGGGCGGATATAGCCAACGGTTAGGGCACATTGCACACAGGTAGGTGCGGTGAATAAACACCAGTATTAGTGTCCTTAGGTAGTCCAAAAGACAGCACTGCCAGCGGTAAAATTCCAACTGAAATCAGCAAATCTCCTAGGGTCTTCCTATATCCATATGTGAAGTTCTTTACAAAACGTTTGGATTTGTAAATTATTTTATTATACCTTTGCATTTATAACTAATTATAGATAGCAATGGCAAAAAAATTCACATTTCAACCATTTGGTGCATGGATAGTAGTACCAAGACCTGACAAAAAGAAGACAGACGCAGGCATCATTCTAGATGACGAGACTGCAAGACAATTACAAACAAACATAGTAGAAGTATTGGCGGTAGGACCGCAAGTTACGCAATGTACTGTAGGTGACAAGATCATGGTAGATCCAAATACAGAGGCAATGCTAATTCATATTGATGAAGTACAGTACTTGTTTGTTAATGAATTCCAAGTATTAGGTAAATTCTAATGAAAGTGCCAGGAACAGTTACAATCAACCTGGATGACTACTTAGAACTTATAGAACATACCCACAAAACTAACGATCTAAAGAATAATACGTCCAGAGCAGCCAAAGAAATGTCTGTGTTCTTGTCATTCTTGTGTACAAGAGAAGATATATCTAAATATATAGACGAGTTTAACAGACAATCTAAAACTGCTACTATTGTGGTAGAAAACGATAGAGCAACAATACAGTTTAAGGATGATCAGGACAAAGTTTCAGACAAGTAGTTGGGAAGAGTTGTTTGCACTATACGATGAATTTGAAAAAAAATTAGAAATGTGGTCAGAGAAGAATATTAATTGTACATGGGATATACAGGTTCTAATAGGGGATCATGAATATACTTTGATAATTACAGTACAGGATGAAAGCGGAAAAGAAGAAAAATAAAAGGAGAATATACATAGATGGTCAACCTCTAAAAGTAGAGTATGCTGTATATGAATTACTAGAAAACCAAAAACTAAAGATAGAGCAGTACGAAGCCATCCTTGCTGCCTATCTACAGGAAAAAGAACAAGAGAATGGAACAAAAGATAACGATTAACGTAAACTCTACACTAAAATATTTACAATTTTGGAACGGTGTGTTTAATCTTACTACTACAGAAGTACGAGTTTTAGCAACACTTGTAGATTCTGCTAATATACTTGAAGATCCTAATATATGCTCTGCTAAAGTTAAGAAGGCAGCTGCAAAGTCTTTAGGATTAGTAGACTTTAACACACTAAACAACTACGTAAAGAAGATGAAGGATAAAAGAGCTATACGTAAAGACGGCAAAAACTATATGTTAAATAGATTATTAGACTTGAACACTAAAAAGGTAGAAGTAAATATTAATTGGAATGAGTGAAAACAAACTGCCTAGTATTTGGCAAATGACTAAGAGTTTTAGTAAAGATCTTACTAAATATATTTCTGAAGGGGCTCCAAACGTAAGTTCTGAAGACTATACAGCTAGATTATCTGACTGTAATAGTTGTGAGTATATAATAAGAGATAAAATGAGATGTGGTAAGTGTGGGTGTTTGATAGAACACAAAGCAAAGTGGAAAACAACCACATGTCCTATAAACAAATGGAAGGCACAAGACAATGGCGAAGTCAAAAAAGGAGATAATACAAACTCTGGCAACAAAGTATAACTTACCTTTGGAAAAAGTAGAGAAGATTGTAAACAGTCAGTTTAAGTATGTGACAAAGATTATGTCAAACGGTAAGTTTGATAGTGTAAGACTGCCATACTTTGGTAGATTCTACTCAAAGAAAGAAAGAAGAGATATAATAAATGGAATTACTAGAGATAGTTGATAATGTAGCAGTGCCTTCTCCATATGCTAAAAGTATTTTGGAGTTTAAGGACTTAAACGCTAAAGAGCTTGCATATGTTTACTTTATGTGCGATCACAGATCACCATATGCAGTATATGACTTAGAAGCTAGGCATGATGAAGTTACATTAGGAGTATATGGTAAAGATCACAAAGTATCTACAAAAGTACAATCAGCTTGTAGCACATATAGAAAGCTCAAAGAAACATCAGCAGTAAAATTGCTAAATGCAGCTAGATCATCTGTTATAAAACTACAGAAGTATTTTGAAACTGTAGATCTTACGCTTATGGATGATAATGGTAGACCTATATTCCATGCAAAAGACTTAGTTGCTAACTTATCTAAGATGGGTGATGTAGTTGATGGATTATCAAAACTAGAAGAGCAAGTAGCCAAGCAAGAACAAATAAATACAAATACACGAGGTGGGGTTGTAGTTAACAAATATAGTTCGTAGATTTGAGAGATGGATTTTTTAGATGACATAGAAGATTATAACGCAGCAATGGACAATGCGTATAAGTTCGTCACAAAAAGAATAACTCTTGATGATATATTTGAAGAAGCTGATTTAACTGGTAGTGTTAATGAGTTTTATTTACCATTTGATCCAGTACAAGGCGATGGTAGAGATGAAGCTACACTAGATTTACTAATAGATCATTTTATAAGCATAGAAGAATACGAAAAATGTCAGGAGTTACAGAACATAAAAGTAAAGTTTTCAAAGGAACCACAGGACTAGCTCCAGCAGCTAGTAGGTACCTAAAGAACGGTTATTACACAGATGCATTACCTGGCACTAAGCCTTACTTTGAATATTGGGACGAAGAAAGACAGCGATGTCTGTATGGATATACACACAATGGTATAACTATTACAGGCAATCACTATTTCTATCTAAATTATTGCCCTATCGACAGATCTGTTGATGAAGAACTACCAGATGGTACAATTATAGCGCGAAGAGAGCGTACATTCCCAGCATTTTACGACGGAGATTGGAAATATTTTACTGCAGTAGACAGATGTAGGAAAGAAAACAAGCATATGACAGTGTTAAAAGCGCGTCGTAAAGGATTTTCTTACAAAGCTGCTGCTATGCTTGTACGTAACTACTTTCATGTGCGTAATAGTAAGAACTATGTCTTTGCAGGACAGAAAGAATACCTAATTGGGGATGGTTTACTGTCCAAAGCTTGGGATATTATGTCATTTGTAGACGATAATACAGCATGGACACAGCCAAGACTGCGAGATAGAGAGATGCACAAGCAATCTGGGTACAAAAAGAATGTAAATGGTGCACTTGTAGAGATGGGTATGAAGTCACAGATCATAGGCGTGTCATTGAAAGATGACCCAGATAAAGTCCGTGGTAAAGCAGGTGAACTTATATTTTTTGAAGAGGCAGGATCATTCCCAGGACTACTAAAAGCTTGGGAAGTAGCTATGCCAACTATGCGTCAGGGTAGTAAGACACTAGGTACTATGATTGCTTTTGGTACAGGTGGTACACAGGGTGTAGACTTTGCAGGTATGGAAGAACTATTCTACAATCCAGAGTCATATGACTGTTTATCTTTTAAAAACGAATGGGATGATGGGGCTATGGGTACGGAGTGTGGATACTTTGTACCCATCTTTGAGAACTTAGAGGGATTTATTGATGATGATGGTAACTCTATGATAGAAGAGGCCACAGATTTTGAGCAAGGTAATAGAAATAAAAAGAAAGGCACTAATGACCCAAAAGCATACGATCAGTATATAGCTGAACACCCACTATGCCCTAGTGAAGCTACATTACAAGTATCATCAAATTTATTTGACATATCATCACTACAAGAACAATACAATAAAGTAAAAGCTAACAAGCTACATGCTATAGGTACAGCTGGTAGATTGTATTATAGTAAAGATAACAAGATAAAGTTTGAACCTGATGGTGATGCTAGGCCCATCCTTCGATTTCCACATCGTAAAGAAGATAATCTGGTAGGAGCCATTGTTCTCTACGAAGGTCCTTATAGGAACCAGGAGGGACAAACTCCGCATAACCTATATGTAGTGTGCCATGACCCGTATGGACAAAACCAATCAGCAGACTCCAGCTCTCTTGGTGCTGCGTATGTGATAAAGAGAATAAATAATATATCAAAGCCTGATGATTTAATTGTTGCTAGCTATGTAGGTAGGCCACACACGCAGGACGAATATAACAAAAATTTATTCATGCTAGCTGATTATTTTAATGCTAAGATTGGCTTTGAGAATGATCGTGGTGCTGTAATACAATACGCCAGGCAGCATAGAAAGTTGCATAGATTACAAGAAGAGTTTGAGATGTTAGATAAGAAAGAGCTGAGATCTAAAAAAGTAAAACGTAATTATGGTATGCACACTACAGAGGCTAGGAAAAGACAAGGTGAGTTGTATATACGAGATTGGTTGAATGCAGTAAGATCTGTAGAAGAAGACGGAACGACTTTACTTAACATGCATAAAATATATGATCTAGCTTTATTACAAGAGCTTATAAAGTTTAACCATAGGGGTAACTTTGACCGCGTGATGGCACTAATGATAGGTATGTACCACACTAGGGAACTTTACAATGCTGAAGTAAAAGAGATAATAGAAGATAATTCATCAAACGAATGGTTTGATAAGAATTACTACTAGTGTTATATTTATAATAGTATATATAAAAGATGTATACAGGGTAGAACAAGGTATTAATTTAATTAATTTTGCAAGATATGTATCTAGGGGGAGACAAAATACCGCAGCAAAAGCTGCCTTTATCAAAGAAAAATAAAAAGTGGAGAGAAAGCTGTGTAGAAGCCTACATAGAGCTATCTCAATATGGGGTCAATGAAAGAAAAGATGACCTTAAACGCTTATATGACTATTACAACGGTGTAATTTATGAGGATGACTATCGTTACGTTACACAACCCTACGGCAAGTCCCGTACAAATTTCCCCTCTAAAATGCGTAACTATCCTATTATCAAACCTATTATTGATCTTCTCTTGGGTGAAAAGTCTAAACGACCTCTGAATTACACCGTTACCGTACAGAATGGAGATGCAGTAAGTGAGAAAGAAAACGCAAAACAACAAGCCATATATCAGAACTTACAGCAAAGATTTATACAAGCTTTGGGACAAAGTAATCCAGAGATATTACAGAACATAGAATCTCCAGATGATATTCCTATGCCTAAACATATAGTTGATCAGTTTGAAAATACTTATGTAGATAACAGAGCTATTAAAGGGCAGCATGCTATAACATATATTATGCAGTCACAAGAGGTGTATGATAAATTACAAAAGGCATGGTTTCACTTCCTAGTATCTGGTGAGGTATACACACATAGAGGTGTAAGAAATAAAGAACCTTTCTATGAAGTTCTTAATCCTATTGACATTGATTACGATAAAGATCCAGATATAGAGTTTGTAGAAGATGGTGACTGGGCATTAGTTAGAAAGTATGTACATGCATCATCAGTTATTGATTCATTCTACGAATCATTAACAGAAGAACAAGTATTAGAGCTAGAAGAGCCAAGACAATCAGATCCTGAGTCATACTTACTATACAGACGAGCAAGAGCTGGTTCTGATCCAAATACGTACAGAAATAGATTATTAGAAGTAGTTACTGTATATTGGAAGTCAAGAAAAAGAATAGGCTTTTTAGAATACATGGACCCAGAGACTGGGTCTATGGAAGAGATGGAGGTTGATGAAACCTTTAGACTGCCTAAGGAGATGAAAGATATGGGTGCTAAGGTAACCTATCTATGGGTAAACGAAGTATGGGAAGGCACACGTATTGATGGTAGATTCTATATAAATATTAATCCTGTAGCTAACCAAAGAATATCTATTGACAATGCATCAACATGTAAGTTGCCTATTAATGGTAGAAAATACTCTGATATAAATGCTGACAACATATCACTAGTATCACTTGGTATACCTTATCAGTTGAACTACAATATATTTAAATATAGAATGGAGTTAGCAATAGCTAGAAGTAAAGACATTATTTCACAGTTTGACATTAATATGATACCTAAGAAGTGGGATATGGACAAGTTTATGTACTATGTAGAAGGTACAGGTATTGCATGGGTAGACTATAACAAAGAAGGTATACAGCTTAATCCACAGCATCAATCAGTATTAGATATGTCAATAAAGACTATATCACAATACATCACACTATTAGAATCTATACTAAATGAATGGGAAAAAATATCTGGTGTGTCTAGGCAAAGACAAGGTACAATTGGTGCATATGAAGGTAAGGCTAGTTCACAACAAGCTATTCTACAATCGTCGCACATTACAGAAGATTTATTCCGTAAGTTTGCTAGGCTAGAACAAAGAGACTTACAAGCACTACTTGACTATTCTAAAGAAGCATGGCTTACTGGTAAGCAGGGTATGTTTGTAATGCCTGATGGCACTATGGACTTTTTAGATCTTGATACACTGCAACACATGGAATCTAACTATGGTATCTTTGTATCTGATGCTGGTAAAGATCAACAACGATTAGATCAGATCAAAGGCTTGGCACAAGCTATGATACAGAATGGTACTAAGGCATCTATGGTTGCTGAGATGTTTGAATCAGAAAACTTTAGTCAGATAAAAGGTAAACTTAAAGCAGCAGAGAAGGCTGCAGAAGAATTAGAGCAAGCACAACAACAAGCACAGCAACAACAAGCTCAACAGCAGATGCAAATGCAACAGCAAGAAATGGAAAGAGCTTCTATTGATAAAGAGAAGGATAGACAGTTAGACATTGAAGTAGCGTTGATAAATGCAGAGGCTAGAAAGAATCCAGAGCTAGACAGTTTTAATATGCAGAAGTTAATGCAAGACTTTGAAAATAAACAGCGCGAGTTAGATATTAGAGAAAGAGAACTTGGTGCTAAAACAAACAATGACAACGAGAAAAATCAGATAGCAAGAGAGGGCAATGCTGAATAATCAACTGCGTAGAGAAATATTGGACACGGCTAGGTCTACTGGATTTGAAGGTAGTATACTAGACTTGTATCAAATGGCTAACCAAGGTGCTAATGTACCAGAGATGTTACAAGCAGAAGCACAGGCTAAGCAACAGAATATGCTAGTTGCGCAAACTCCACAAGAACAACAAGTAGGTTTACGTGAGCAGCAAGCTATGGGTAACACAGATGCTAGCATGGTTTTTCCAGACGTACCAGCTAATACATCATTCAATACTGAAGGCATGAGAGTGCCTATCAATATTTCTAAGGTAGATGAGCAAGGACACCTAGTACAATCGTATGAGAATGTACCACCAGGTATTAAAGATTTACCTACAGGACCAAAGCGTGGTACAGTTATAGAAACACCAGCTTACAAAAAGGGTGGTTATAGATCTAAGCATGGTAAAGACCCAGTAACAGGTACAGGTAAAAAGCCAAAAGGCAGTGGTAGAAGATTATACACAGATGAAAATCCAAAAGATACTGTAGGTATTAAATTTGCTACTCCAGCTGATGCTAGAGCTACAGTAGCTAAGGTTAAAAAAGTTAATAAACCATTTGCTAGAAAGATACAAATCCTTACTGTAGGCGAGCAAAGAGCCAAAGTAATGGGTAAAACACAAGTATCAAGCATATTTACCAGGGCTAAAGAAGCACTAAGACGCGGTAGAAAAAGGACATAAGTGATATATAATAAAGACATATCCAAAAACATATATGTTTGTCCCAATACAAACATATTTAACTATTTTTGTAAAAAATTAATATATAGATTATGATAGAACCAGGAGAAGAAGGCATCGGTTTAGATGACATTTCATTTGACGATGTGATAGGTGGCGGATCAGAAAGCTCAGAGGTAGCAGAAGATCTTGCAATAGACGCACCGAGCGCAGAAGCTGAAGAGCTTGACGCGGATGCAGAAGAGTTAGAAGAGTCTGAAAGCGTAGAAGAAGTTGAAGAAGAGGAAGAGGAATATGAAGACGAGGAAGATGAGGACTACGAGGAAGACGAAGAGTATGAAGATGATGACGAAGAAGATGACGAAAAGTCTACTTCATCTACAGTAGTTGCTTCAATACTAGATAAGTTAGGCTTTGATACCGAGGATGAGTATGATGATACTGAAGAAGGTCTCTTAGCAATGACACAAGATGTTGGACAACAGATAGCGGAAGATCAATTAAACAATTTGTTTGAGAACTTCCCATTAGTACAAAGACATCTAGAATACGTTCTTAATGGTGGTGAGTCTAGAGATTTTATGCAAGCGTATGATCCACAGTTAGACTACAACCAGGTAAGTTTTGATGAAGAAGATACAAGAAGTCAAAAAGCTATTTTATCTGATTACTTTGCAACAAAAGGACACGATCAGGATTTTATAAAAGAGCTGCTGACTGATTACGAAGATACTGGTAAATTATACCAGAAAGCTGAAGCTGCTAGATCAGCTCTAGGTAAGATGCAAGAACAATCCAGAAGTCAACTGGTTGAACAGCAGAAACAACAAAGAGCTCAGCAGGAAGAACAGCAAGAAGAGTTTTGGAATGGTGTGTATGAAGCCATCGATAGTACTGATGATTTTGCAGGTATATCTATTCCGAAGAGAGAGAAGTCAAAGTTTTTTGACTATATCTCAAATCCTGTGACTAGAGATGGTCGCACACAAAGGGATTTAGATCACTCTGAAGCAGAGATGGATACTAAACTCGCTATTGATTATTTAATGTTCAAAGGTTTTGATTTATCAAAATTGGTAGAAACAAAAGCTAGAACATCAAATGCTAAGTCATTACGAGATAGAATATCCAGAAATGAGGAAAGAGTTAAAAGCGCACGAGGACGTCAAAGACGTAAGAGTAAGCAAGTAGACTTAGATGATTTGGATCTTAACATATAAATGGCAATTTTAAAATGCAACTTAACTTTATAAAAAATTAGATAATTATGCCACAATTACAAGGAACGAACATTAGCGTACAAAAGACGTTTTATAATGATTCGCAAATGACAGACATGAACAGTCTAGCAAATGCATTATTGTCTAAGCCAACTGAACTATCTCCGATTATTACGCACCTAGCGGGTAAAGATGATAAACGATTCCCACTATCTTTCTTAACAGAAGGAGCTGGTAATGTTCAATCAATTGACCGTCTAGAATACGAATATCGTGTAGCTACTCATAAATTGAGAACTCGTCCAGTGGCTGTGACAAATGCAGGAAGCAACTTAGGACAGGGAGGATCAACATTTACATTGGTTTTTCCTGACAAACGATTTGTATTCCCATACGTATTAGTAAACAATAAAGGTGAACTAGCTCGTATTATGAAAGAACCAACTCCTTATGCAGGAAGTTCTAACTTTGAATACACTTTACAATTAGTAAACCCAGCAGCAGCTACAGTACTATCTTCAGGATTTACTGCAGGTGATCTTTGGGCGCAATTATATGCACCAGTAGGTGTTGACTTCTCAAGAGGTAACGCTTCTAACTGGCAAGCACCAGGTAAAGTTCGTAACAAAATTACTACAGTACGTAAATCTTATCACATGTCAGGACATGCTAAAGATTTTGTAGCTGAGTTTTCTTTACCAACTAAAGGTGGTGGTTCTACTAACCTTTGGATGGATTATGAAGAGTACAACCACATGCTTGACTTTAAAGAAGAGTGTGAGATGTACTACTGGTACGGACAAAAAACTTATGATGCAAACGGTAATACATTCATGAAAGATGAGAATGGACAGCCTGTAATCGTAGGTCCAGGTTTATTTGAGCAAATTGTAAACACTGATACTTATTCAACTATGACTGAGTCTAAGTTAAAGAATATTATTGGTGATTTGTTCTACCAAATGACAGACGCTAACCAGAAGCAAGTAACATTATTTACTGGTACTGGTGGAGCAAGAGAGTTTGATGAAGCTCTTAAGTCACACTTTGCAGGTAACTCCTTCAAGGTAGGTGGCGAAAATAGATTTATTACAGGTAGCGGACGTAACTTAGGTTTAACTGGTTACTTCACTACTTATGAGCACGTGGACGGACACGTAATCAATGTGGTTAAAATTCCATTATTTGATCATGGTCCAGTTGCACAAGCTCGTCAAAAGCACCCAGTCACTGGTTACTCATTAGAGTCTTACCGTATGGTATTTGTTGACCAGTCTAACTACGACGGACAAGCTAATCTTTCAATGATCTCTAAGAAAGGTCGTGAGATGATGCGTTGGTGTGTTGCTGGTTCTGTAGTTCCAAGAGGATTTGCAGCTACAGATACTAGAGCATCAGATGTTGATGGTGCAAGTGTACACATGTTGAAGACAGCGGGTATCTGCTTACGTAGATTTGATACTTCGTTGGATATTCAATGTGTAGCTTCCTAATTTAGGGAGTTAAAAGAGGCGTGCATTCGCAAGTCTATATATTGGTTTTTGGTTGAAGTCGTGGGGGCTTAGTGCCCCCGCTTCTTCTATTTAAGATATTGGGGAGTTATTCTTTGCATCCACTAATTAAAACTTTAAAAGAACTATATTATGAGTAAGAAAGTGTACTTACGGGCTAAGCAGATTAATAATCACTTACCCAAGGAAATTAACGCTAGCGCTATTAGAAAACTAAGTAGCGTATATGTAAACCGACAACCACTAAAACCTTTTGATCCCCAGGATGAAAAGAAGTATTTAGAAGGCATGTTAGATGTAGATCCCGCTCACATGGAGTGGCCTAAGCACACTAAGAAATTTTGGGCTGAGTTTACTATCCCAGTAGGTTTTGAAGGTGTAGAACTAGAAGTAGGTAAAGCTGAAAACGATTATCCTATTAATATTAATGATTTCATCAAATATAATTTTGCATTGAAACATCCACACGTAGCATTGACAGAAGAAGAAATGAACTCAAGTTCAGAGAAAAGATTTTTTATTCAAGATTTAGCTAAGAAGGATATAAAACGTAATAATGATATTCAAGTGAAGAAAGATGCTGATAAAGCATTTATTAAAGTAAGCACGGATGAGAAACAAATGAGAAGAGTGTTCAGACTATTAGGTAATATTAATCCTGATACATTGACTAGAGAACAAGTAGAAAACTTACTCTATGATATTAAGGAGAAAGAGCCTAAGAAGTTTATCAAAGTATCTCAAGATAAACACTTAGAACTAAAAGCAGAAATCGAAACAATGGTATCTGCAGGAGTACTAAGAAAGATAGGTAACCAAGTTATCTTTATCGATGAGGTATTAGGAGAAACAATGGATGACACTGTTATACACCTGAATGACAAAAAGAACTCAGGCAAATTAACTACTTTAAGAGCAAAACTTAAAACACTAGCATCTTAATGAATGTAACTGAAATGCATATAGCTGTACAGCAAGGAGTGGATAAGATTAATTCACTCCAAGCTGACAGTTTGCTATCTGAAGAGATAGATATTGAATTAAACAAAAACATGTTTAGGTTTATCAACACCAAGTACGGTAGAAATAACCTATACAGAAAAGGATTTGAAGAATCACAAAAAAGAATAGACGACTTACGTACGCTTGTACGCGAGTATGAAGCTCCTGTATCATTTAAGGAGCAACTAAAAACAAACATATTTGTAGATACATTTCAATTACCAAATGATTATATGTATTTGGTAAATCAAATGTCAAAGCTTTGGATTAACAATTGTAAACCTATAGGCTATAACTTAGTTAATCCTCCAGCAATATCGTTCTTTACATTAGACTTAAATAATTTTGTACTGAATAACCAGCTTGGAGATTCTACAGCATTTATACAAGGTATAGAAATGGTAGCAGATATTACAGGAACTGATGCTACATCTGCTGTAATATGGAATCCATCGGCATCTTTTCTAGCTGGAGGTTGGACACCTGAGAGTTATCCTGCAAATATAGAAGCAACAAAACAAGATATATTAGATAATCCAGGAGCTGGGTTTGATATATATTGGGAAGAGTATGAAACACTAAACTATCCAGGACAGTTTATAGTTATAGTAGATACAGACCAGCATGACTGGTTTAACTATGATGCATCTGCAGGTAATGTTAGTCATGCTGTAGGTAATCCTGCAACAGGAGCTACACAACCAGCACAACAAGCAGGGCAAGTTATGGATACAACATATTCTGAAAGAAGAGAACCAATATCATATTCTGCGAGAATACAAGAGGGAAACAGATTCTCTCAACAAGACGACATATTTGCGCTTCTGAGTGACCCGTTTAATACAACTAAACATACCTCTCCACTAACAACGTTTAGAGGTAGGTCAATAGATATATACACTAGTGATATATTTATAATAGATACGTTAAAAATAACGTACATCAGAAAGCCACAAGAAATATCCTTACCTTTGGGGGTAAACTGCGAACTTCCTGAGCACACTCATCAAGAGATTGTGAGCATGACAGTTAGTAGTATATTAGAAGCTATCTCTGATCCGCGATACAAAACAGCGCTTGGGGAAGTTACAAAGAATGAATAATTATTAATAGCGGCATAGCCGCATAAATTTTAGAAAAATGTCAAGACACATATTGATTGGAACCGGAGCAGACGTTAGCCTTTCAAACGGCGAAGTAGGTAACGGAGCTATTATGATTCAAAAAGTAAGTTCGGCTGGACCAACTGAGTTGGTATTAGGAGATACTCTTGTTGACTCTGATCAGATTAGATTTGTACAAGGAACAGCTTCAGGTAAAGCTAATGTTGTAAGCCCATGGGTTTATGGTAAAGATGTTATTAACTGGTCTGGTAAGTCTTATGCAGCAGCGTCTGTTAGAGATGAAACTTATACTATTTCAGCACTTACTGCTACTGCATCGGGTGAAGCTAGTATTAAACTTTTAAATATTACAAATGGTGAAGAGCCTTTTGCTTTTAAATCTTATACTACAGCTTACGCTATAGGCGCAACAGCAACTACTATTGCAGATGCTTTAAAAGCTTTAATTGCAGCAGATCAACCAACATTCGCTAATTGCGATAATACTGGTGATAGTGATGCTACATTAGATTTTTCTGGTTTTGCTACAGGAGCAACAGATAATGCTGGTAATATCGTTTTAGGATTACCTACAGACTTTAAAGTTGTTTTTGAAGATGTTAACCCTACAGATGCAGCAAGAACTATTTCAGCAGCAGTAGTTGGAAGTTATTCTCCAGGAGTAGGAATGGCGTATGAAGTAAAATCTATAGAAGAAAGTTTACAAGGAGTTGGATTTGGATTCTACAACAGAATTCACCAGCCAATTGCACCAGATTCTTATGCTGATATTTCTACACCTACAGGATACGATATGTATTCAATTGTAGCAACTAAAGATGGAAGTTCACACTCACAAGTACATGGAGTAGATAACTTAATAGATATTACATTTGCCATTAAGAATGGACAATCAGGTGGAATAACTTTTGAGAATATGCTTAATGGTTATTTTGCTGGGATATTTCCAACTGTAACTTTATAATAAATTATTAACTTTTAAGAATTAAAAAAATGGCAAGTAATCCAAAATTATTTACGCACAAATGTACATATGATGTTACTAATGGAGCAGATTTAGGTACAGCGGCATCTCACGTCCCTTCAAACGCTGGTACTAAGATACCAGATAATGCAATTGTTATGCGATGTACTACATATACGTCTGTAGCAATGGTTGCAGTGGGTGGTACTCCAACTTTTACAATAACTTGTGGAGGTATTACCTTAGTAGGTACTCAAAACTGTGTAGGGCATGCGTCTTTAGCAGATGAGAAAGTAACTATTAATGAGGTAGCTGATAAAACTACTTCAGCTGGTGATATAACTGTTGTTATAGCAGATCAAGCTATTAATGCAGGCGTTATTGAAATCATTACAGAATACTATTTAGCTACTGAGCAAGGAGCTTAATTAGTAATTTAACATAAGACTCACAGGGGACTAGTTTCCCCTGTAGGTCTTTTTTACAAAAATTTAAAACAATATGGCAATAAATACATCTCAAACAGCAGATTGTAACAAAGTTATAATCACTGTTACAAATCCACAATCTGCAGCTTCTCATGAAGTAGTGGTGACTGGTCCTAACGGATCTGTTAACTATACATTTCCAGGAGGACTAGACAATATAAGAATTGTAACAATAGAAGAAGCTGGTGGAGGCAATGGCGTATTTGTTATTGATCATCTTGTTGATGGAGAAATATATGCAAAAACAGCAGTGCTAATGGCTTGCGATGTTTTATGCTGTATTGCTCACAAAATAGAAGAACTATTAGACTGCGACTGTGACTGCAACAAATGCTCTCCGCATTTTGTTGAAGCACAAAAAATATTTTTATTACTAAAAGTAGCAGAGTCAGAACTCGCTACTGTAGATACAGAAGGTACTATAGATCAAATACAAGCTGTTATCGACAATGCAAAAAGAAAATATCTAACAGCCCAAGACATGTGTGCTGGGCATTGTGGATGTAACTGTTAATTATGGCAAAGGTACTACAGACTTTTTTATCTTTTAAATACTTTCAAGATGCGGCAGGAGTAAACTATCTTATAGTTAATTCTTCTGGAGAAAACCCTGTTATATCTTTAACGCCTTCAGGTAGTATTAGAGTTAGTTCAGAGACTAGACAGGTTTTAAGAGATGGTACTAACGAGATAGTACAAACTTATACTGGTTCAGGAGACGTAACAGCTCTTTTTAATAATAAGGCTACTACACAAATATCTATAGTAGAGCCATCATCTGCAGAAGCTTTATCAGTTCCTTTTGGAAGCTTACAAAGATCTTTTTCATTTGATGTTGCATCTGGTAGTGATACTGGATATGATATTTCTGACGCTCTGTATTATGACAAGGGCGTTCATAAACAACTTGTAATATTTCCAGAATCTAGAAACCCACATTTAGATACAAGCTCAAGAACAGATTTTTACTATTTATCTTCAGGGAATACAGCTTATATAGCTTCTAGTGATTTACAGAATCAGTTTTTAAATAGTATTAAATATACAAACAGAGGATCTGAATCAGGAAACTTAGGTAAAGTTAGGGGAGGCTTTGATGACAATAGTTCATTATTATTTACTTGTACTCCAGAGATAACAGGCACAAGCCAGCCAAAAGTAAGAGGTGGTATCGTGTCTGTAGCAATGCAGCCTAGAGATCTTATCATGAACTCTGTGTGTTTAGATCCTACAGCTTCAAACTACTATTTAACAGGATGTGTTAATGAACAGCTTCCTTGTACAGATTCTGGGGTTACTCATGCAAATGACTGTGATGGTATTGCTCTTACATCGCATAGACTTAATGCCTATGTTAATGTAAATGGAGGATGTTGTGAATATACTGCTGGTTGTGATGGATATGCAGTATCTATAGGAGCACAAACTCCAGCAGATACAGATACAGCTAATGGTACTATTGATGTTACAGTTACAAATGGTACTACAAACTATTCAGCTACTATACAAGCTATAAGCTTAGATAATGCTACATTAACATATACTACAAATACTGTTACCGGTATATCTACAGATACATTTACTATTAGTAGTTTATTTCCAGGAACATATTCCATTTCAGTAACAGATTCTACATCAGGAACAGCTTGTACAGCTGAATCGTCTTTTACAATTAGAGAAGATATATCTGATGTAGATGGAAGTTATGGTTGTAAGACTAACGTAAGTGCACTTAACTACGATAATAGTGTTAGCATTGATTATGGGGACGCTTGTGTATTTTGTAACGCTACAACAGGTCTTTTAGAGTCAGGTGCTGGTAGATTTTTACAAACACTAGGACCAGCTTTTGTAGAATTGCCTGGAGGATCTTCAAATACAGCTGCAACATCAGACCCTGCAGGTACATCTCTTAGTGATGGTGCAATTACTTTTGCAGGATTTGATTTTGCTGGATCGTATAATGTTTTACCTGCTCCAAATAATTTAGATTTTAGTCCTGCATCAGCGTTTACTACTAGTAATCAAGCTAGCCCAATTGACTATAGGTTATATAAAACACATATATTTATAAGTCCTGCAACTGTACAAACCTATATAGATGGAGGGCAAAGCGGGCTCACCTTCATTGCTAATAACTCTACCTTAGTTACTACAGTAGCAACTACTGGGGGAGCTTATACATTTACAAGTCTTGCAGCAGGTGATTATTATGTTGTAGCTGTTTATGATAATGATGGAACACAAGATGGAGATGATGAGGTAGAACAGTGTTATACAATTAGTTCCTACATAAACTTAAAACAAGCAGGTTGTACAGAAGAAAATGCTCCAAACTACAATTCTGATGCTGAGATTGACGATGGATCATGTTTTGTTGAAGGAGAGACAGAAGATTGTGAGCCAGGTATTAGATTTGGACTTGAAGCAAGTTGTAATCCACAATACGGAATTGTAGATATAAAATTTACAAATTTCTTTACCATGAACCCTGGTGTATTTGACGCTGGAGTTAATGGATTTACTGTCGATGGGGGATATTATAATGCACAGTTTGTTAATGGAGGGTCGTCAACTTCACCTACTAGTCTTGATGTAATCGGTAGACACGTAGCTGCAAAATACGTTTGGTTTAATATGCTATGCTATGGTATATTTAATCCTAATGAGAATGATGGAGTATATACAAATGGAAGTATGGGGCTTCCTTCTGGCGCTCAGGGAGATTTTAATACAGCAGGCGGCTCAATGGGAGGCGTTATTCCAGGATACGGACAAGGCTATCCACATGCTCTTATAATAGAACATGCTGTTGTAATGGGAGATGGTACTCTGTTTAGTTCAGGAAATGATAGTCTTAGAGATTTTTTTATAAACCCTAATATCACCATTTCTACTAACTGGATTTGTGATGCAATAACTGCTCATGGGGTTCCTCAAGGAGTTCAAGTTTCATACAACTATGGAGAATTAAATGTTTACAGTGAGAATGTTACTGAATTTATTCCTTTTACTCCAGCCCAACAAGCTTCAATGGATACTTGCTGTCTTACAGAAGAGCCTGAAACTCCAGGATGTACAGATCCACAAGCTGATAATTATAACCCGGCTGCAACAATAGACGATGGGACTTGTGAATATCCAGAGCCAGATGATATATTAGGGTGTACTGATGTAACTGCTAACAACTATAACCCATTAGCTACAATTGACGATGGCTCTTGTGAGTATGGAAATGCAGGTTCTTGGGTTGTTAAAATATGCAACGTTTGTGATTTTGATCTAAATGAACCTAATGGCTATGCAACAGAGGCTGAGTGTTTACTTGCAGCAGCAAATGAATCTGATTGCTGTTTGCTAGAAGAGTATCAAAGTACGGGCAATATAACATTTAGTAGTTCAGGATCTACTTCAACATATAATAGTGATACAGAGTTATGTGAAGATGACTCTACAGGCACTTTAACTTTTAACCTTCCTGATGCAACATCCTTATTGTCAAATATTACAAATCCAAATGGGATAGCATACATATGGCTAGTACAACATAATGTTGGTCAATTTATGTATGGTAGTTGGTTTACAGGACAGCTTAACGTTGGTTCTATACCATCCTACGGAGGTAACCCCCCATATGACACACTTACAGCAAACACTCAAATAGTTTTACCTAATGTGCCTAGTGGTGCATATATTATATCTGTTTCATTCTATGACAGTGCATTTCTAAATGCTAATGGAGAGATAGATCTTCCTACTACACAAGCAAATAGTATTCTAGGACAATGCGCACAATTATCTGGTACAGGTACTGTAGCGTTAGAAAATTGTGATGATGGTGGAGGTGGTCCTACTAATATTCACGGCTGTTTAGATCCAACTGCTACAAACTATCTTGTAAATTGTGCAGGAGTTTCTGTTCCAAATGCAAATGTAGATGACGGATGTTGTGAGTTTGTAAATGATCCACCCCCAGATGGATGCTTATGTTCAGATATAGTAGGAGGACTTACTTATGATCCTAGCTGCTGTCCAGATAATCCAAGCTGCGGTTGCATGGACCCAAATGCTTTGAACTATAATCCAAACGCTAATTATCAAGATGGTACATGCCCTTGTGAATATGAGTATAACGGATGTATAGAGGATTGCGATGGAGTAACCACAACTATGCCAGGATGCGTTCCAAAAGGTATTAAGAAATTATTAGATTATAATGCTGAATGCATTGCACGATCTGGTAATAGATTTTATACTAAACATATAACTGGTCTAGGCAGTGATTGTTCTAACATGGAGACATGGAAAATGATTATTATACAAGACCTAATGTCTAGACAAGGATTGCCTTGTATATACAACTGTGCAGATCCTTCAACTCCTAGTTTAGAATTTGCACAAACATCTTGTAAAGATAACTGGATTAGTGGAGGAAGTCAGTTCTGGAGTCCTTCAACTGCAAGTACATTTACTATAGGGTCATATGTAAGAAGACCTTATACGCCAAACCCAAATAATTTACCAGCTCCTTATTATGTAGCAATATCTAATACAGGTTTGGATGTAGATCCATTTGCTAACGATCCTGAAAGCGGTTGGAAAAAGTGTATAACTTATCAGATACTAGATGAGACGGAAGATTATTTACAAAATTTTCTTAGTTTTGCAAAAGAGTATTGTAAAGACTGCGGCATACCAGCTTATAGACAGAGAACATCAAGCAACTCTAGTGTTATAGGTGGATTTAATGTTGGAGGAACTAGTGTGACAGTAAACGGAGCTACGTTTGATGATGTAGCAGACCAATCAGATTTAACTGGTCCTTTAGGATCAACAGACGATAGCGATGAAATTGCAGGTGAAGACGATTTTGCAGGTTTAAGCTAACATAACAATAATAAAATAAAATAAAATGGCAGAAATAACATCACTAAGTACCCTTGCAAAAACTAGCGTAGATGCTAATGAATTTTTATTAGTAGCCAACTCTAGTACAAAAGCTGCTAAAAAGTTACAACTACAAACGTTGTTTCCAGCAGTATCTACAGCAGGTACAAGTTCAGAAACATTATATACTAGTGCAACATTAACAAATAAAAACCAGATAGTATTTAAGGGTATTGCTTCTGGAGATACAGGTTTGTTAACAGTAGCAACTACTTCAAGTAACATAGTATTAACGGTATTAGAAGCAGGTATAGACCTTAGTTTGTGTAACAATGCAACATCAGGCTTTTTGACTGGTGTAGATTTTTCAGGTACAGTTACTGGTACATGTGCGGTTACAAATGGAGGCACAGGATTATCTACTATAGTTAAAGGGGCAATATTATATGCTAGCGCAGATGATGCTATTTCAGCTACATCGGCAATGTCTACAAATGGGCAATTGCTTATAGGTAATGCAACTAATGGTTATCCATCAGTAGCAACACTTGCAGCAGGATCAGGTAATCTAACTATTGTTAATGGCCCAGGTACAATTACTCTTGACGCTAACTTATCAAGCTTATCAGCTAACCTAGATACAGGTAGTTATAACATTGACTTGAATACTAACTATATTAGTGATGATGGATCTGATAGAGGTTTATATGTACACACTAATGGTAAAGTAATACTTAACGACTCAGGATCTAGTTTAACGACAGGAGATGCTACAGGTCAGTTAAACATACAAGGTACAACTACTACAGCTATTACTATAGGTAACTCTGGGGCATACCAAGGAAATTATGATATTAAAACTACAACATCAGGATCAGGAACTAACGGTGCTATATTAAATATATATGCAGGTACTTCTGGAGGAGGTGATCAAGTTGGTGGAGATTTAAGATTATTTGCAGGAACTGGTACAGGATCTGGTAGAGGAGGAAATGCTACAATTGCTGCAGGTGATGCAGCCTCAGGAGATCCAGGAGACGTATTATTAAGAACTTATACAACTGGAGGATCACTAACCACAGCAGTAACTGTAGATAGTTTACAGGATGTGTCAGTAGAAACAGGTAATCTGTTTGTAAAAGCAAAACCTATTTATGCAAGAGCATCTAGTACAGCAGCGTTTATACAATATCAAGGTGCACCAGCTACTACAGATGACGGTACTACAGCAGTATCAGCTGCTAACATACTAACAGGTATTGTGCAGTGTACACCTACAGCTGATAGAAGTAAAGCTACTGATACAGCATCTAACTTAATATCAGGATTATCTTTAACAGCAGACAATGATAGCTTTGACTTTAGTTTTATTAATTTAACAACTGACGGACAAGATAACGTAACGCTTACAGGAGGAACAGGTGTAACACTTGTAGGTAATATGGTAATACACGCACAGGATGCAGCAGATGATGCAGTATCTATAGGTGTAGGAAGATTTAGAATAAGAAGAACCGGTGCTAGTGCAGTAACTATGTACAGAATCGGATAATATTAACCAATTAATTATATAGACAATGAAAGTAAAAATGAAAAATGGTGAGTTTGTTGAATTATTTAACGGACTAAGTGCAGTGAATTCCTTGAAAGGAGTTAAGTTTGGATTATTAGTATCTAAGAATATTAGAGTAATACAAGAAGAACTTAAGGACATCGAAGAAGCTAGCAAGCCTAGTGAAGAGTTTTTAGGACTATCACAAAAAATGCAGGTTCTTATGAATCAGAAAGATGACGAAGCGATAACTAAGTTAGAAGAAGAGAATAAAGAACTTGTGGATGCAAGAAAAGAACAGTTGGCTGAAGTAGATAAACTACTATTAGAAGAAACTGAAATTGAGCTGCATGCTATACCAGAAGACTGTTTACCGGCAGATATTACTGGAGAACAAATTATTAACATTGATAAAATTATTGAATAATGGCAACATTAACAGCAAAATTAACATTAACAAGTAACAACGCTACAAGCGATGCATTAAATCTTAGCGTTTCAAAAACAGCAGTAGTCGGAGAACCTATAGTAGCTATATCAAGACAGACTATAACAACAGCTGATAACCAGGAGTTAGTGGACGAAGGAACTAGTGGAGTATTTTACTTCTATGCTAAAAATACAGATGCAACAAACTTTGTTATACTTCAAACTACAGCAAGTGTACAGTACGCTAGATTGAATCCTGGTGAGTTTGCATTTTTCCCTATAAATGATGGGGCTGGTTTAGAAGCAAGAGCTGATACAGCTAGTTGTATTCTAGAGTACGCATACTGGAAAAAAGCATAATGACAAGAGTAGTTATATTTTTATTTTTAGCATTTCTTACAACTACAGTAAATGCACAGTTTAAGAAACCATTTAAGTTTTCTACATTTTATGTAGCAGTAAATGGTGGCACATCTTTGGCTGATGAAAATATATATTCAGTAGATAATAGTTACTTAGGGGTAGATACAGTTCTAACCCCTTATGATTATTCTCTTACAATGGGTATACGTAAAATCAAAAGGTTTGGATATGAAGATAGAAGAACATTTAAAGATGGTACAGAAGCCGCTTATGGTGATGCTGCTACTATTGGCTTATCTCCATTCGAGTATCTATTTGAAGTAGATTACAGAAGACAAGAAGGTATAGAGTATTTAGACCAGCAACATTTTATAAGATATGTAAAGCCAGTATGGATGGCAAAGGTTGCATATATTAAAGAAGGTTTTGCAGACATTGAGTATTTTGAAAGCACACAAAGATTACGATTACTTGGTAACAAAAAGTTATCATTTAATCTAGGTACAGTGCAAAGACTTGCAGAGCCTTATGGGTATGATCCACTAGAAGAGTGGTTAATAGCTTCAGGACAACTGCATTACACCTGCTTAGCTATTGAAGAAGGATATAGCGTAGATGTATACGAGTCTGAGTATAGAGATCCGGATGGTAATTTAGTAGCAGAAAATGCAACTGTTTGGAATCAGGTGGTAATTCCTGAAGTACTTAGTAACTATGTAGAAAAGAAAAAGAACGAGTTACCTAACCAGTGGCAACATTCGTTAGTAGTAGGGTTTGATTTTTACCACTACAAAAAAGATTTTTGGTTACATTCTTGGGGTAACCTGATGCCTTATCACTATGATGGTGAAGGAGAATATTCATATCACAACTTTAACGATGGTGAGCAGTGGTATGATTACTCAGGAGGATTAATCTTTGGTTACAACTTAAATAGAAATGTAGGTTGTTTTATTGAAGGTAAATATAACAAGTACTGGAATAGAGAATGGTACGACTTTAAATTTGGTGTAAATTATAGAATATTTTAAAAATGGCAAAAGAACTTAACGAAGAAACAGGGTTCAACATAAGTGTAAAGACATTAATAGGTATAGGTTTTGCAATGGCAACCTTAATAGGCATGTGGTTTACGCTACAAGCAGACATAGCAGAAGCAAAAGAGCTTCCTAAACCAGAGATTTCTAAAATGGAATTTGATATGAAGGATGTTAATATTCGTCAATCCATTAAGAATACAGAGCGTAATGTGGAAAAGTTAGAAGAACGTATGATCCGCATGGAAGATAAAATTGACGCATTAAAATAATGGAAAAGAGAACAGAATGGAAACTACTTTGCATGTACTTATTAGTATTGTTTTTCTTGGTGGTCTCGCATACTGCTTTTTGTCAAGTAACCGCGATTCATTTTAACGCTGATTTTAACTCAGCTAATAATGTTGAATGGTTTTCTAAATTAAAAGAATGCGATAAGAAAACTCTTTTAATAGAAGAGGGTAATAACCAAACCAAGTATGAAATAGCAATTGTACCTACTATTGTAATATTTGATGATGGTGAAGAAGTAAAACGTTTTCAAGCAGACATTAGTTTTAAAATGGTTGCTACTAGAGAAGAGGTACAAGAATATATTGAAGAACTTATAATAAGCAAATTCTAATGAACAACTTTACAAAATTTCTATACGCTTTTATAATGGTTGTAGTATTTACTGCATCTACAGCATTTGGACAATGTCCTAACGGAACGTATCTAGATATTATTATCAATCCAGATCAATATCCAGAAGAAACATCTTGGGCTGTATTAGATGCTAATTTAGATACTATAGTTACTGGCGGTCCTTATGATAATATAGTCGACTACTCACCTCAAGTTACACAACTATGTGTACCTAATGGTGATTACGAATTTGTAATAAGTGATGGATATGGAGATGGTATTCAAGGTAGTTTATGGGGTGGACAGGATGGCTCGTACTACTTAGTAAGATGTAACGACACAATAGTTGAAATAGATTCAGCTAACTTTGGTTTTGTTTCTTATCATGGATTTACAGTAGAAGATTGCGCACCACCTCCACCTATATATGGCTGTATGGATGATAGCTTTTTGGAGTTTTTGCCAATAGCAACAGTAGACACAGGAATGTGTTTTACAGAGAAGGTGTTTGGCTGTACTGACTCTTTAGCTTATAATTATATAGACTCAGCCAATACAGATATACTAATAGATAGTTGTACTCACACACTAGAGCTTACAGATTTAGCTGGTAACGGCTGGGCTGGAGCGTATTTACAAGTGTTTCAGGGTAACAACTTTTTAGGTATATTTACTCTTGATGATGGTTTTGATACTACGTTTACTTTTGATTTAAGTATATCAGAGCCTATTAGTGTTAAGTTTAATATAACACAACAATCACAGTTTACATCAGTACAATGCGGTTATAGTGTATATTCTGATGAACACGTAGCTATAGATGCTCCAGGAGGGTTTGCTAGTCCTTTAGTGCCTTTTGTAATAGTTAACGGAATGCCTTACTGTGGTGATGAATGTATAGAAAGAACATATGGCTGCATAGATAGTCTAGCAGTAAATTATAACGATACAGTAAATACAGATGATGGAACTTGTTATTATAACCCAGGGTGTACTAATCCACTTTATTTGGAATATGACGCGCTTTACGACTACAATGATGGTTCATGTGCTACGTTGGTTGCATACGGATGCATGGACTCAACTGCACTTAATTACGATTCATTGGCTAACGTTGAGTTACCTAACTCTTGTATTGCTATCGTAGAAGGGTGCACAGATAGCACAATGTTTAATTATAATGTCAATGCAAATGTTGATGATGGAAACTGTATTCCTTTTATGTATGGGTGCACAGATGTAACAGCATTTAACTATGACAGTTTAGCGAATACAGACGATGGCACATGCATACCGGTAGTCTGGGGTTGTACCGATGGTACAGCCTTTAACTATAATCCATTAGCAAATAGTGATGATGGAAGCTGTTTACCTGTAATTTTTGGGTGTACAGATAATACAATGTTTAATTACGATGCTAATGCAAATACAGATAACGGAAGCTGCATACCTTTTTACTATGGATGTACAGACAGTACAGCAATTAATTATGATGATAATGCAAATACTGATAATGGTAGCTGTATCTATCCTGTGCCTGGCTGCAATGATCCGTCCGCTGTTAATTACAATCCGCTTGTTAACGTGGCAGACAGCTCGTGTTATTATAGTGCTGGTTGTAACTCTGGTGATGTATACTATATTCCTAATGAATGTTTTGAGTGGGTCATTGCAATAGATCCATATTGTTGCAATACCGTGTGGGATGGAGGCTGTGATAATTTATATGCTTATTGTGTAGATGGATGGTCAGGACCAACTGATGTAGCAATGTTTGAGAGACTTGGTATGTTACCTTATCCAAATCCATCAACAGGTATAGTAAACTTTACAGCTGAGGTAGATATAAAAGTATACAATATGCTTGGCAAGTTAGTATTACAAGATAAAACAAATACAGTAAAACTTGACAAGGGTATATACTTAATTAAGATTTCTAAGGAAAACTTAAATGTAACAACAAAACTAATTATAGAATGAAATTAGAAGTATTAAGATTTAGCTCACAAGTAGACTGTACACATGGTATACTTTTTGAGATTACAGATATAGGTAGACAGTTTCTTTGCTATACTCTAGAAGATGAGCAAAGAGCTTTGAAGGTAAAAGGAGAGACTAGGATACCTGCTGGAACATATAAAATAGAACTAAGAAAAGAAGGAGGCTTTCATGCTCGTTATGATAAAAAATATCCTGGTATACACCGTGGTATGCTTCATGTTACTGATGTCCCTGGTTTTGAATATATTCTTATTCATACTGGAAACACTGACGAGCATACTGCTGGTTGTCTTATCGTTGGAGACAGTCAAGAAAACAATCTTATTCTGCGTGATGGGTTCGTTGGTAAAAGCGTTAATGCGTATAAAAGGATTTATCCGAGTATTGCTAAGGCCATAGAGCAAGGAGAAGAGGTAACAATAGAATATATTGATTTTGATTAATGAAGTTTATAGGTCAGTACATACAAGATTTTATTGCTAGATTTAGAAGCGATGTTTATTTAGAAGATATAAGCAGCGGTACTATTGCTAGTGGTAGCAACTTAGGCCTAGACTCAAACAACAAGATAGTAAAGGCAAACGAACCTACATCACATGATGCGGTAACTTTAGCTGGCACACCTGACTATATAACATTATCAGGACAAGAAATAACTAGAAATGCTATTGACTTAGCGCAAGACGTAACTGGAACTTTAGCCGCTAGTAAAGGCGGAACAGGACTTTCTAGCATATCTACATTACTAAACTCAAACGTCACTTCTGTTTCTGGTAACGCAGGTACTGCAACAGCGTTAGAAACGGCAAGAACTATTGCAGGAGTATCATTTGACGGAACAGCGAACATATCATTAAACAACAATGCTATAACAAATGGCGCTGGTTATACAACTAATACAGGAGACATAACAAATTTAGCTATTAGAGCTGATGACGGTAACAGTTCTGGCGCTGCTTCAGGGGCTATTAGTCTTATTCTTGTTGGAGGAGAGGGTATAGATACTACTTCTGATGGTAGTAGTACTCTTACTATATCAGGTGAAGACGCTACTACATCTAACAAAGGTATAGCTAGTTTTGATAATGATTTTTTTACAGTAAGTAGTGGTGAAGTAGGTATAAAAGATGGTGGTATAGAGTTAGATGGTTTAGAAGTTACAGGAACTTTACCAGTAGCTAATGGAGGTACAGGTTTAACAAGTATATCTACATTGTTAAACTCAAATGTTCCTCACTATGATTATCTTCACCTAAACTGTCAAATGACTGCAGCTAGCACAAATCAATACATGGGTTATGGGGGTCATTACAATTTTAATATTGGAGCTAACTTATATTCAGATGGAGGCAGCGTAAACAATAAGAATAGTACAAAGTGGAGTCATTATCAAGCTATAACAGCAGCTACAATACACACGGTTATGTACAACTTTACTACAACAGGCGGTAGTGGTAATGATTTTGTGTTTGAGCTTTGGGAAATAGTTCCTGGTAGCGGCTCGTCTAACAATACTACCAATTTAATAAAACAATATTCTATATCAGGAAACTCTAGTAATGACTTTATAATAACAGCAACGGATACTACAGGCTATTCTCTTGCTGCAGGAGCAGGATTATTACCTGTCATAAGAAAAACAACTAGCGCTTGGTCGGGTAATATATTCGGCGAAATGACAATTAAATTTCAATACTAATGGCAAAAGGAGATTATACAGATAATACTACTAAAGCAAGATATAGAACTTTAGTTAAAAAACCAGCATCAACACCTACCAAGGTTACTATTGCTAGTGATGAGCTTAGAACTAGAGCTGAAATACTAGACATGGTAGAAGAGTTGTTTGAATCTGAAAAAGATGTCGGAGGCGCAAATGAGTTAAATCCACAAATAGACAACGAATCTTTAAGAGCTTTTTTACACATGCTAGCTAAAAATGTTGTTAACACATCTGATGATGGCGCGGGTATAACTACAAGTCAAGCAAATGCTATAACAGCTAATACTGCTAAAACAGGTATAACTACATCACAAGCTAATGCAATAGTAGCTAATACAGCTAAGACAGGTATATCAACTAGTCAAGCTAGCGCCATAACTGCTAATACAGCTAAGCGTGATGCTAGGATGATATACATGCCTTTAGTATGTAACATGTTAAATGCTGACTGTACTAGTGCTCAGTATGTTCCTTTTTCAGACGGTATAACAGAAGGTACATCATCAACAAATCCTCGTAATGTTTTTATAGCACCAGGCAGTGGAAGTATAAAAAGTATAAATATTGTATCGCAAAATAGTTTATTGGAAAAAGGTAGTGGTCAACCGTTAGTAGCTACGTTTTCAAAAAGAGCTAATGGTAGTTCTACTTTAACACCTTGTGCTTTTCTTTCAATGACTACTGTAGCCGGAAACAATCTTATGAGCGGTGATTTTGTTGCAATACCTAAAAGTGGTACTCTTGCTTTTAGTAAAGGTGAACAACTATTAGTTTCATTGCAATTAACAAATCGTCTGCCTGCAGGAGTTAAAAACTATTATGTTACAGTAGTGTTTCAATTAGATCAATCAAATTTAGACTAGTGAATTACGTATATAAAAATATAACAACGACAGCTCCAGTAATTTTGATAAATTCGAGTCAAAGTAAATCTGGTATAACTACTATACACAAGTGTCAAATAGCAAATGTAGATAGTGCATCAGCAGCTGTAGATATATATATAGAGAAATACAATTTAAATAAAACTGTTGAAATACACGGTTCATTAGAAAACGGTAATGTTGATTCTGAAGGAAATTACTTAAATAAGATAGATAGGCAAGTTTTTTATCAAATAAAAAATGTTAACATACCTACAGGAACTACATTATCTTTATTTACTGATCATGCTTGTAGACACGGAAGTGAGTTTCAATTAGTTATAGAATCAACTCAAAACGTTGATGTTATACTAGATTATGAGCAATCTAGTGTAAGATCTACGGGAGTTAGTAGAAATATAAATCAATATTAATATGATACAAAAAGTAATGGGCGGACTGTTTGGAAAAGTCCTAGACAACGCTGAAGGAATACTAGACAAAGTAATTACAACTGATAAAGAAAGAGATCAGGCTAAGATAGAATTACAAAAGATAATGCTAGAAGCAGAACGTGAAGCTTTTGCTAAAGAAGTAGAAGATAGAAAGTCTGCACGAGACATGTATAAAGACGATGCTATCATCCAAAAAGTGTTAGCAACTTTGTTCACAGTTGCATACTTTGGCATTAGTTTTGTGATGTTTAATCACTTTGTCCTAGGAGATATAAACTTGGGAGAGTTTGAAATTAGCTTTATTTCTACTATCTTTGGAGCAATGTCGGCAAAAGTCAACACAATTGTTGATTTCTTTTTTGGCGGCAGTTCAAATAAAAATAGTAAAGAAACCAAGTAAACCAAAACCAATATTATGACCAAAGATGAAATCAAAGCTTTTCTAAAAGATAAGCCTGGTTACCTGAAAGAAGGTGCAGCCAGACTATCGGAAAAGCTAAACTGTAGTGTAGAAACATGTAGACATGCATTAACAGAAGCGCGAATAGATGCAAAAGGATCTGACTTTGATCTGGATAACGTAAGTAGTTCAGAGATAAGTGAGTTTAAACAGTTCTTAAAAGATAATGAAATAGAAGAAACAGATGTCAAGTCTGTAAAGTTTTGGCAAAATATGCAGGGGGACCATAGGTTCTCTGTCGTAGTCAAAGGAGAAGATGATCTAATGAAGAAAGCAAAGGAAGAGATGATTGCACTTCTAGAATCTTACAGCCCATTGGTTGAAAAGGATTACGACACCGTTCAAGACCCAGTAGTATATGAAATTTCCTTACCAGATATTCACTATGGTAAGTACACTGGACAGACACTTGACCAAGCTGAGGAGGAGTATATGAATACCGTAAAAGATTTATTGTCTAAGGCACAAGGCCTAAACATAGAAAGAATCTTATTGCCTATAGGTAATGACGGTATGAACTCTGAGGGATATTCCCGTGCTACCACGAAAGGTACACCTCAGCAAGATTCAGCAGAGTGGCAAGAAACATTCGTAGGGTATTGTAATCTTATGGTAAGAGCAATAAACTACTTAGCCCAATCTGCACCTGTAGATGTGGTTGTTATACAAGGTAACCATGACTACGAAAGAATGTTCTACGCAGGTGAATACCTAAGAGCATTCTTCAAGAATGATGAGAGAGTTGGGGTTGATAATAATTTTGACTCTAGAAAATATTATAAATACGGAGTTAACTTAATTATGTTTACGCACGGAGATAAAGAGAAACCAGCTGAGATGCCGTTAATAATGGCAACTGAACAACCTATGTTGTTTGCACAGACTAAGTTTAGAGAGGTTCACTGTGGGCATATGCATAAAGAAATGGTTAATGAGTATAGAGGAGTAAAAGTAAGATTTATACCTTCTATATGCGGCAATGATGCCTGGCACAAGATGATGGGGTATGAAGCTAAGAGAACAGGCCAAGCACATATATGGAGTAAAGAACGCGGATACGAAGGTTATTTACAAACTAACATATAACACATGACATTAAATGAGATTGCATACAATATTTTAAATTTAGTTAGGGGAGGTAGATCTAGCAACAACGAACATATATCTCTTGACCAAGTTAAATTTAATGTGAAGTACTACAGAGCTATGCTTATACGTAGAGACTTTGCTAGAAACGGTACTATAACTAGACACTTAGAACAAGACCTTAAATGTTTAGAGCTAGTTAAAGTAGACGCATCAAAGTGTTGCAATCTCCCTACAGAGTGTGCAGTGTATAAAACTATTAGAAAGATACCAAGAACAGTTAGATTTAATTTTAAGGATGCAGTTACTTACGTAGGTGCTATTGACGGCAAAGCTAATATACCAATAGTAGAGTCACACACAGTGCAATGGTTACCATATGATAAGTACACTAAAAATAAAATGAAAGCTTATATGATTGAGGATTATCTGTATGTATACAATGCAGATGGTTTGAAGTTTATAAATGTGAGAGGCATATTTGAAGACCCTGAAGATCTCTCTAAGTATGATTGTGACGGAAATGATTGCTATGATAGCGAATCAGACTTTCCTATCCCTATGGATATGTTACAAACAATTACACAAGGTATCATGAGTGGAGAGCTTATGATGCTATCAACGTCAGTAAATGACACAACTAATGATACGATGCAGGATCAGGGTAGACCTGCACCGAAACAATAATTATAATTATAAATATTTTTAAAAATGAACACTAAGAAAAAAATGATGTACGGAGGTTCTAAGAAAAAGAAAATGATGTACGGTGGTAATAAACCTAAGATGATGAAAAAGGGTGGACTCAAAATGGTCATGAAAGATGGCAAGATGGTTCCTTTCTATGCAGCTGATGGTAAAGGTAAGATGCAGATGGGCGGTAGTCCTGAAATGAAAAAGCTTAAAGCAGATCAGAAAGAAATGCGTAAAGGCATGAGAGGAGCTAGAAAAGAGCAAAGAGGTCAGGACAGAGAAGAAAGATTACAGGCTCGTGCTGAGAGAAGAGTGAAACGTGCTGGTGAAAGAGGCATGGCTAAAGACGACAGACAGAACAAAAGAGCTAGCAGAAAAGCAAACAGAAAAATGGATGCTGCTTCAAGAAAGTTGCTAGCTGGTAAGCAAGCTACTGCTCAAGGCAAGTTAAAGAAGGCTGCTAGAAAAACTAGAAAAGTTGGTAAGAAGCTTGGTCAAGCTGGTGCAGCAATGATGGGCATGGGCGGCAAAAAGAAGATGGGAATGGGCGGTAAGAAGATGATGTACCAAATGGGTGGATTCATCGAGCCAGGTGTATTTGACTTAGATAGAGACTAGTGCAACACACCATCTCTCACATATACAATGATTATGTAGAGACTGATAGCAGTATATCAAAGCAAACTTTTGTAGATATATGCAGTGAGTTTAACATGATGATTATAGATTACATTCTAGACGGTAAAGAGTTTAACATGGGGTACAACCTATCAACTCTTTCCGTCGTAAGAATGGAGAGAGATCCTAGAAACCCTGGTATAGACTGGGGTGAATCAAACAAGTATAAAGCTGAGCTACTAGTAGATGGTACTGAGCTTTACAACAAGGACACTGGAGACGGTGTCAAATGGCACATATACTATACGGACAATGAGTATCTTAAATACTACTGGCGTAAAGGTAAGTGCAAAGTAAAAAACAAAACAGTTTACAGATTTGATGCTACACGAGGAGTGAAAGGTAACAAAGGTAAACTGAAGGAGTTAGATGAACTAGATTATTTAAAATTTAAAAAGAATTAAAGATGCCAAAAGACGCGTGTTATCATAAAGTTGTATCCCGTTACGGTCCTAAGACATCTGCATACAGAAGTGGTGCAATGGCTAAGTGTCGTAAGGTTGGAGCTGCTAACTGGGGAAATAAAAGTAAAAAAGAAAAAGGTGGACTAGCTGCTAGTGTAATGTCAGATGTATATGGCAGTGGCCGCAAGTTAAAGAAGAAGTAATGGCTGTAAGAAAGACTGCTGCAGGCGCTAGACTAAAGCGTTGGTTTAAAGAAAAGTGGAGAACGCCCCGTGGTAAGAAAGACTACAGTGGTGGTGAGAATACATTTAGACCTACTAGACGTATATCTGAGGATACACCATCCACATGGTCTGAACTGTCTGCATCAGAGAAAGCTAGAGCTCAGAAAGAAAAGAATACTAAAGGAAGAGTTAGTAGGTATAAAAAGAAAAAGAAAGTTAACCGTGCGAAAGGTGGTGGATTTATACTACCTGGACCAACAATGATATAACTATGGCAACACCAGCGTGGACAAGAAAAGAAGGTAAGAACCCTAGCGGGGGTCTTAATGCTAAAGGTAGAGCATCTTTAAAAGCTCAAGGTCAGGATATAAAAGCACCTACTAAGAAAGGTCCTAGGAGAGGTAAATTTTGCAAACGAATGTGTGGTATGAAAGCTAAACGTACTAGTGCTAAAACAGCTAGAGATCCACAATCAAGAATTAACAAATCGCTACGTGCATGGAATTGTGGTAGCTGTAGTAACTGGAGATAATATGGCAGTATATAAGAACATATCAAGTAAAATGATTATACGTAAAGTTATGCGTGACTTACGTCCTAATCATGCAGAATGGATAGATGATGCAGTAGAGTGGATAGGTGAAGCCTTAGAACATATAGGAGCTGCATCACAGCTTTGTCAAAAGCAATGCGTGCTTACAATAGAAGATCATAAAGCATGCTTACCTGGAGACTTATACTTTATAAATCAAGTAGCGGTAAATGCAACTGTTGGTACATCTTCAAGTGACGAGCTTGATGTTCTTACAAAACAAGTCAGAGAACTAAAAGCTACTATAGCTGAGTATAATAGTAACTTAGAAGAGGATGTAGCAAACAATGGGGCTAATATAACTAATGCAGATTTAACAACTTACGATACACAATATAAATCTAATGTCGCAGAGCTTAGAGAATTAATTAGTAGGATAACAGTTTTAGAGGGGATCTATTTTAATACTAAAGGTGGGGGTGCAGGACTAGAGCCATTGTGCTATAGTGCTAGCACCTTCCATAAATCTATGCACTGTGATGATTGCGTAAACGAATACGCAAACCATAAAGAGAGTTACATTATAGATTGTGACTACATAAAAACATCTTTTCCATCTGGTAAAGTTTGTATAAGCTATACAGCTTTTCCAATAGATGAAGATTGTTTTCCAATGGTGCCAGATGACATAAGCTATAAAGAAGCTATGTTCTGGTACATATACAAACAAATGTTGTTAGGCGGATATGACAAGCCTAACAATAGAATAGATTACAACTTTGCAGATCAGAAATGGAAGTACTATTGTGGTCAAGCAAGAAACGCTGCTAACTACCCAGACATAGAGAAGTACGAATCTTACATGAATCAATGGGTTAGATTAGTACCAGACATTAATAGACACGCAGCCTTCTTTGAAGAGTTAGGCGATAGAGAAAGTTTATACAGAAGCTAATGGCTAAATATATAAAAGGATTAAATAAAGATACAGCTCCGGTAGATCAACCAGAAGGATCATATAGATATGCTAAAAATATGTTATCTAATGAAACTGCAGGTGCATTATCTAATGAGCCTGGCAATATAAGTGTTAACTCAGTTATAGCAACTGGGCACAGAGTTATAGGTAGTATTGAAGTTACAGATGATACTGTAGTTTTATTTACTACAAATAATCAGGATGACCATCACATATATGTCTATACTGCTAGCACAGATGCTGTAAATCTTGTATTAAGAACTGAGCCTGTAATTAATCCTGCTCACCCAATAAATGCTGGGGGTAGTGATGCAGACTTTGATTTAAAGTTTAGTTGGGATCACCCTATAGAAGGAACATATAAGTTTGATCCAGATAACAATCTTATAGTATACTGGACAGATAATAACAATCCTCCTAGATCACTAAATGTTACAAGACAAATAAACGAAAGCACTACCGCTAGAATATATGATGTAAATCCTTTTACATCTCCTAACAAAAATTACATAGATAGGCTTAATTTGTTTCCACATGCAGGCCCTGTGCCTAGTATATTTTTTACCAGAATAGCTAATGGCGGCGCATTAAAGTCAGGAACATATACTTTATTTTTAGCGTATGTAGATAAAAACTTTACACAAACAAACTTTGTATCTTATTCATTAGCTGTGCCTATTGTAGAAGATGATGAAAGTGTTAGACCTATAGAAAGATACGACGGTTGTGAGCCAGATACTCAAACAGGAAAAAGTATTGTTTGGAGTGTATCTAATCTAAACACAGACTATGAATTTCTTAGACCTATAGTAGTACATAGAACTTTAGATAAAGAAGGCGCTCCCGCTGAGTTTGCTTTTAAACTTAATGATGTAGATGTAAGCGGCACTTCAGGAACTATAGTATTTTCAGGCTTAGAGGGCTACGAGTCTTCATCAGTAGAAGAAGCGATTATAGATACTGTGGCTTATGATACTGCTAAGACATTGACACAATTAGATAGTATACTCTATTTAGGTAACCTTACAGGCACTAAAGATATAGGCTATCAGAAATATGCTAACTTTATTAAGCTTACGACAACAGTTTCTGACCCGCTAGAACCTTTTGATTCTTATGAGTTAACGGCTGATAACTTAGACTATGGGTATTTAGATACAGAGCCTGACCCATCAATAGTAAAAAACATGGGTTTTAGAGATATAAATAATCTTTCATCTAGAAATCAAAACAAGAAAGGATATACAAGAGATGAAGTGTATGCATTTTATATATCATTCGTATTAAATGATGGTAGCATGTCATATGCTTACCACATACCAGGCAGATCAAGACTTACAAATCAAACAGGATCTCTAGTTAGAAAAGTAGATCAAGACCCAAACACGGGCGCATCGTTTTTGAATGGATTAACTGTAAATGAGGATGATGATGTAAATGATCCAGACTTAACGGACTTAACACAAGGACAAGGTAAGCTATTTCACTTTTATGACTTTTCTATATTTGGTGTTACAAATACAAATTTTTGGGAAAACAGAAATGAGTTCTATCCTAGTACGGATGACTATGAAATGATTGACGCTAATAATCCTGGAGTTATAGTAGAAGATCTTAAAGGTAGTAATGTTAGGCACCACCATATGCCTTGTAATACTAATAGTGGTAGAGAAGTAATAGCTGATAATACAGGAACTTTTATACCTTCTGCAGACACTTATACTGAGACTTATTACTTTGCAGTTGGTGATTGTAACCCTAATACTCCAGGAGGGAGTGCACAAGGGGGTGTAGAGAACGGGGCTGGGGGAGGTCAGTCTAATGATAATCTTCTAATGAATCACGGCACTCATAGTACAACGTGTATAACAAACTATGATTATAGCGCAAACAATGAATCTGGATGGCCTGTAGGATATGATAATGCTTTTGATTATATATCAACAGTTTTTGGTAACTATAGTAATTGGCAATATCAAGCTCCTAACCAAAGTTTAGTAGGTGTAACAGGGTACTACATGTTTGCAGATGGTCCTGATGGTGGTATCAATACTTCAGGTGGAACTAGTGCAATTGTTACAGAGTACTTGCCTGGAACAGATCAGGTTAGGATAGATCAAACTCCACCTAGTGAACCTTATAATGAGTATGGTAGTGGAGGTGATGGAGAGGACGAAGTCCCAGGACAAACAAACTATGCAATATTTGTTTGGCAGGTTACATACCCGGCTGTTACACAAAACGGTTTTATATCACATGAAGTACAAGCACTTGGTATAAGACTTCAAGATATAAAAATACCAAAAACTATAGCAGATAAAGTACAAGGATTTAGAATATATTATGCAGAAAGAAAGCATGAGAATAGAAGAGTACTAGGCCAAGATCTTATAAAAAGAGCTAATGATGCTGATGGTTGGGATATTGCAGGATGTGGTAGTGGTACTACTTCTGTAAGCGGTAATGGATCTACTGAAGATTTTATATTATCTGCAGGATCTTTATATGACGGAACTGTTAATACGGCTACTTTTCATGATTTTTATTTATTAAACAGAAGAAATAGTCTAGTTCCAGCAACGCATACTAGTAAAGAATATTTTGTAGATGTAAGATCATTTTTAGGTCCAGGTGATAGATATGCAGATGTGACTGATGATATGGGAGATGAATGTCTATTAGGGATGAGTTATCCTGCTCTGCATATAGGAACAGACTATTTTAATTTTACAGCTAATAATCAACCATTCCAACACTTTCCATTGAGAGAAAAATGTAAAACATACTTAAATGGTGATTCTATATATGATGGTAGAGGAGTAGGTTTTGGTAAAAGGGTATATAATATAGGAGGTGAGAGTTCTATACTGTTAGCATATAATCCTAGTAGAACCCCTATTTATAATTTTACTCCGGCAGGTGGAGGAGCTGTATGGCACCAAACTCCTGCGTCTGGTCAAGGATTTTCATATGAGAATCATACTATGCCTAGACTGGAATTGCATAATCTTAATGCATTTAAAACAGATATGTATCTTTCTTATGATACACAAGAATTAGTGTGGACAGGTTTTGAAGTACTTGGCGTTGATAATTTAGTTAACTACACTGTTGAAGATGATAATACATCTACTCCAGGAGCTACTCACAATACAGGAGATATATTTGGAGGAGATACTTTTATATGTAGACATGGGTATCGTATAACACACAGGCCTGAAGTAGCTGGTACACAACCTAGAGATCATAAATCTATACTTTATACAATATGTGAATCTACAGATAACATAAATTTTAGACACGAAACAGATAAAGATAGCTCATATTTTCCAGGATCTCCAGCAAGAAAAATATTAGCACTAAAAGCTGAAATAGATCTTACTAAAAAAGATAATATGAAATATGATGAATCATTCTCTTTGGGCATTGCAGATATAAAGCCTGCTATACCATACCCATTAAGAGAGTCTGATCCTAGCATATTTAAAACAAGAGTACAAAGATCTGCAAAAGCTGACAACTCAAGTCTTATAGATAACTATCGTGTACACTTAGCATTACAATTCAAAGACTTACCACGTAACAGAGGTGATTTATGGAAGCTTATAAGTCTTAATAACTTACTATACTTACATACAACAGATAGTTTATTTAGAACTAAGGGTAAACAATCACTACAAATGTCAGATGGTACAGAGTCTTTTGTAGGTAGTGGTGATATATTTACACAAGACCCGGATGAGGTTATACAAACAAAGTTTGGTTATGGAGGTACACAATCACAGTGGGTATGTATGGTGACTAAGCACGGATACTTTACTATGGACTATAGAAATCGTAGAGTGTTTATGTTTAAAGATCAGCTGTATGACATAGGTAAGACCGGGTTAGAGTCATGGTTCCAAGATAATATTCCATTTGCATTAGAGCAATACGGTTTAGATACTAGTTACTTTGATAATCCAATAGTAGGTATAGGCTTTCACTCAATGTACGATGAAAGGTATGACAGGATAATATTAACTAAAAGAGATTTAAAACCTACTAAAATTTTTGTAAATCAATATAATTCAGGCAATATTACATATGATTCTAGCATCCATAGATTTATTTATGGTGGAGTTCAGTTAGACTTTGAGAATTTTACATTCTTTGAAGAGTCAGGTTGGACTGTATCATACGATGTAGAACTAAATGTATGGGTATCTTTCCACGATTATATTCCTTATAAGTATACCAGATCTGCAGATGAGTTAGCTTCATTTACTGAAGGGTCTACAGGTATATGGGTACATAATGATGAACTTAACAGGGGAAAGTTTTATGGTACAGATTACTCATCAGAGTTTGAGTTTATATATAACTCAAGTAAAAATTTAGATAAGACCTTCTACAGTTTTGAATACATGATAGATGTATATAATACTACTAATGTTTTGATACACGACCAAGGCTTTAGTAGTTTCTATGTATACGATACTCATCAAATATCTGGAGAACTAGATATAGAGTATATGATAAACACTAGACGCATAGGTAACGCTTGGAAAATAAATAAGTTTAGGGATATGGCAGCCCTGGTAAACACCCCAGTAGCTCCTGGAGCAGGATCTAACTTTGGTGTGGTAGGTGCAAGTGTGGCAGGTACAAATATAGCTAGTACTCTAACATCTTCAACAGGAGCATCCATGTTTACTTCTGATGGTATGACTGAAACTATAAACGCAGCCTTTATAGATGCCGTTAAATCATGGGACAGACAGAGAAAGTTTACTGATAAGTGGTTAGGTATTAGGTTAAAATACGATAATGTTTCAAAAAAATTAATAAATTTGTATTCCACCAACGTGGCTGCAAAAAAATTCTATAGATAATTATGGCAAATTTAAAAAGAAAAACACTTAATAAAGTATCTAAGCAGCTAGCTAAGGCATCTAAACTACATGCAGGTCAATCTAAAAAGATTGGTAAACTAGCTAAGATGATGAAAGATGGTGGATACCCTAAGAGCAGTAAAAAAGAATTCATGAGACGTATGGGTTACTACCAAGCAGGTGGTTTAGCTGCACCTCCAATGTATGGCGCTAACACTATGCCAGGTGCTCCTGAGACTGCAGCTATAACATATCAAGAAGCAGATCAAGCTAGACTAAAAGCATTAGAAGAACAATTAGAAGAAGCTCAAGAGTCAACTAAGTTTCAAGATGAAGCAGAAGCAGAAGTTCAAAAGCAAGCTTCTACCATTAGCGGTATAGAACAAGGACTATCACAAGGTGTAAAAGCTGCAGATAAACTTGGAGTATTTGATAAACTTAAACAAAAGGGTATTGAAAAAGCTGCTGCTAAGGCAAAGGATTTAGCTGCACAAAAAACTCTTGAAACTGTTGGATCTACAGCTGGTCAAAAAGGAGCTGAACTTGTTACAAGTACGGTGTTACCTGAGCAAGGAGCCAAGCTTCTTGCGCAACCTGTTTCAGGATCTTTTACTCAAGGGCTAGCTGCAAAGGGAGCTCAAAAAGCTGCTGAGGTTTCAAGTGGTGCCGCATCTGGCGCCGCATCTGCTGGAGCTGGAGCAGGTGCTGGAGCAGCCGGTGGTATAGGTATGGGCGGTGTTGGTGCTATTGCATCACTTGCAGGTGAAGGTCTTAAGATGGCATCAGATGACCAAGATGCTACTACAATGAACGTAGGAGAGTCTATAGGATCTGGACTATCAGGTGTAGGTACAGGTATTGGTGCAGCTATGTCAACTGCAGCATTAATGGGATCTACGTTAGGTCCTGTAGGTACGGCGGCTGGTGTTATAGGTGGAGCTATATATGGTTTAGGTAAAGGCCTTATAACAAGAGGTAAGGCTAGAAAAGAAGAAGCAAAAGCTGAGGAAAAGAAAAAAGAAGAAGTACAAAGGATTGCATCTAAACAAAAACTAGAAGCACTCAAGTCTAAAGAATATTCAGGTTTTGACTTTGGTGCTGATCTAAGACAGAGTGGAGGATTTAGTCAGAAGTTAGATACATTGCAAGACGGATTAACACTAGCTGGATTAGCAGGACCTGTAGGACCTTTTGCAGATATAGCTAATACTGTTATTTCTGCAGGTAGAGGAATTTATTCTGGTGTAACAGGAGATACAGATGCGGCTAAAAAACATGCACTGAACACGGGACTTAATTTAGTTTCAGCTATACCAGTTATAGGTGATACAATATCAGCTCCTAAAGCAGTAAAGGCAGGAGCAAATTTAGCTCAGAAGGCTATAGTAAAAGGAAAGAAAGTTAAAGCAACAGCAAATATGTTACAAGCTGCAAACATTGTAAATCCTGCTGGTAATTTCCAACCTTCTGCAGATATGAATCAAACATTTGCTTCAGAAACAACTGGAGTTCAACCCCCAATAATTCCACAACTAATGTCTAATGTTACGCCTAACGTTCCAACTAAACAATATCAACCACTACCTCCAGGAGGTTTTGCATCTCTTCTTAATAAGAAACAAATGGGTGGTGTAAAACTGCCAGGTGGTGTAGCTAAACCTATACCAGGATCTGATGCTATAGAGTTCAAAGGTAAAAGTCATGCACAAGGCGGTATCATGGTAGACCCTATGACAGAAGTAGAAGGTAACGAAACGATGGATCAAGTAACTATGAAGAAAGGTGGTAAAAGAGATTACTTTTTCTCACAACACTTAAAGATGGGAGGTAAGTCATTTGCACAGAGACATAAAGAGATACTAAAGAATGGTGGAAGTCAAAAAGATGTTGATGCTCTAGCCAAGCTACAAGAAAAGAAAGCAGGTAGAAATCCTAATACTGTTAAGTTAGGCGCTGGTGGTTACTATCAAGGTGGAGGTATTGCAACTCAATCTCCTTTTGTAACAGCACCATATAATTCAACTTTTGACGTGACTTCTATAGTTCCTCAAGATAATACATTAATACAGCGGGGACCTGCTCCTTTTGAAAATCAGCTTATATCTGAGGATGAACTTAATAAGCAGTTACAGCAACGTAAAGATATTATGTCAGGAAAGTTAGTTTTTGATGCTGCTACAAATAGTTTTATTCCAGTAGAAAAGACTACTAATAATAAGTCTAAGTCTGCTACTAATAACACTGAAAAGAATAATAAAAAACAACCCGCTAATACTACTAAGAATACTACACAAACAGGTTATCCCGATGCTGATGGTGATGGTGTTCCAGATGCTATAGATCCAGATAGCGCTTTATTTAATGTTCCTATAGTAACTAACAATGAAGAGTTTAGAATGGAGGGCATTGAAGATGCAAATATGACAATGGGCCCAGAAGAGTTTGACTATAACTCACTTTCAGAAGAAGACAAGAGTGTGGTAGACAAAGCAAACTCAGGAGCGGACTTAACAGACTTAGAGAAAAAAGCTTTAAAGAGATTACGTAGAGATGTTCCTGGTTTAGCTATAGGTGCGGGGGTTGCACAACTTATTGCACCTGCATATGCATTCTTTAAGAAAGATAGAGTAGCAGAGCAGATGGGCGCGCCTGGTAGAATTAAAGCTCCTACATTAGATAGAGTAAGCTACAACACTGAACGTGCTGCTAATGCTGCGGATAGCAGAGCTATGAATAGATTTATTGAAACTAGCGGTATTGGACCAGCTGGTATCATTGCTAAGATGTCTGCATACAGACGTAAACAAGAAGGTGATCTAAAGATTGCTGCACAAGAGTCTAGAGTAAACACTCAGATTGCAAATCAAGAAGCACAGATGGCACAACAAACTAATGTTAGAAATGTTGCTAATGCAATGCAGGCAGATCAAATTAATACAGGGCTAAGAGAGGCACAGTTAGCTGCTAATGAGAATAGAAGATTAGAAGCTATAGATGCATTCACAGAAAGAACTGCAGGATTAGCTGGTGATCTACTGTCATACAAAGCTACTGAAAGATTAGCAAGAGCTACTGGTGATATGGGTATTTATGAAAGAGATAGATTAAGAAACTTCTTGAAGAATCAAGTTAATCCTAGAACAGGTCAACCATATACAAATGCTGATATAGCTGAGTTATTTAACAAACGTTTTGGTGAGGCTCAAGTAACTAAAGAAGATAAAAAAGATGAGTAGATATAACTTAAGACCATATGTTAGTGTTTATAAAGATCCAGGATCTGTACAAATAAATACACTACAGAGACAAAAGTTTCAACAAGCATTCAATGCTGATGATGCTATAGCAGGTGCAGTAGATCAAATGCAAGCCGCAGACTTTGAAGGAGATCAGGCTCTTAAGATGCAACTTGAGCAGGAAACTAGACAGCAGCTGCAAGACAGATCTGCACGTGGTGATTATGAAACTATGATGATGGATGTGTCTAAAAGTGCTAGAGAGTTCGATAAAGGGTATCAGCCTATAAAACAGAACTATGAGATGTATCAAGCATATCAAAAAAGAGTAAAAGATGCATATGATAAAGGAGATATAAATGCATTGACTTATAATAAAGCTATTGCTAAATCTAACTTTGGATACTCAGGATTACAGAGAAGTGAAGACGGTAGTATTGATGATGGTAGCTACTTCAGTGGCTATAACTTTGTAAAAGACGTTGATATACAAGCGCTAATGTCTGAAGCTATGGACGACTTTGCAGCTAAAGAGGGAGGTCAAATTGTGCAAACAGTAGGACAAGGTCCTGACGCAATGTATACTATTAAAGTAGGAAATTCATATAAAACAGTTACAGCTGATCAAGTGAATACTGTATTTAATGAAGTAATGTCTAGACCGGGTGTAGCTGCATCAGTAGCACAGCAAACAGATCTTACAACTTTTGATATTACAGATGAACAGATTAGACAACGTTTAACTGCTAGTTTATATGGAGATGAAAATGATCCTGATAGTAATGGATTAGTAGGTTTAAGAGATAAAGCAATTGCAGATGGTAATGATAAGCTAGCTGCGCAGATAGATGAAAAGATACAGAAAGAAACCAAGCTTCTTAGCGGAGCAGGGTTAGAATCTGAGGCGGAACAAATACAAGCCCGTCAAAAATATCTAAAAGATGAAACTCTTTCAGGTATAATAGGTCAACAACAACAAACTGCAATTACTAAGTTTGCATACGAAAATATATTTACTGAGTACATACAAGACTACGATCAGAAATATTTAGTAGGACTTAAGTCTGCCTTAGATAAGTATGTTCCTGCTGTGGCTTTTGACACAGGAGTAACAGAACTTCAAAATCCAGGCGGAGTAAGCCTTGAAGATGTTAATGGTTATATTGAAACATATCAAGGAACTGAGATAGTAGTAGCTGACGAGGCTACTAGGTATGCTAGGAAAAATGAGTTGATAGGACCAGATGCTATAATAAGTGCAGAAGATATAATGAATGGTAGAGTGCCTGAACAAATGCAAGGAGTGTTAAAGTCTTACCAAAATAAAATAGAAAATGCAAGGGCAGAAATATTTTTACAAGAAGAAAGGCTCAGAGAAGCATATGAAAAAACTGGATATATTAAGGGTGTAGAAAATGTTAAGAAAAACACATATGGTGATGTAACTGGCCAAGAATTTATTAGTAATGCTAAAGATATACTTAATATGCCTAATGCAACTGACGAGCAAGTTGCAGCTAGAATTGCTGATTTAGGTAATTATAGTAAAGAACTTCAAGGAGGTAGAGGAACTTCTGCAGCACTAGAAGCTAAAATAGGAGACGTAAGATTAGCTCAACAGCAGATTAATCAGTTAGGTGGAAACCTTGTTGCTAAATTTACTTCAGATATGAATCCAAGTTTAGATAAAGTAAATGCTTATCTTGAAAAGAATAGTAAGATACTAGTTGCAGGAACTACTTCTACTAACTTCCCAGGCGAGACAGATGCAATGGCTCAAACTAATACAAAAGCAGTTAAGTCTACTTTTGAAAAACGACCTCTTAATCCTAACTTTAGAATATTCTACGGAGGATTGAAACAAGATGGTACAGGAAGTGTTGCTAGTCTTATAGAAGATTATGATCTTCCTGCAAACACTCAGCTAAAAGTTACACAAGTTACTTTTGATAAGCAGCCTTATTTAGGAGAACCTACAGTATCAATGCAACTAGATGCAGTAGATCCAAAAACGGGAGAAAACATTATAGTTAAAGTACCTACATCTAATTTTGAAGCTAGTGGTATGGATCAATACTTTAATGATCCTATGTACAAGATAGCTATGACATATGGTAGAGCAGCTGTTGCAGGACTAGATGATGCTAATGTAGGTTTTTACAACTCTAATGGTCAATACGCAGGACATTTACAATACAACTTTAATGACGGAGGAGATGTTGTAAGTGTAGGATTGTACGATGTTAACAAAGGTTTAATAAACACAATGACTCCTAACGACCCTGAGTTAGAACAAATAATTAGACTATCAAACGAAAGAGGTCAATCATTTAGACTAATGACAAATTAATATATGGCAGAAGAAGTTAAAATACATCCGTTTTTAGGAGAGCCTTTAGACGGTAGTGGTCCTACACAGGACACTACTACATCTACAGATGACAAGCCTGTAAAAATGCACCCATTCCTTAACGAGCCTTTAAAGGCTGTAAGGCCAACTGTCACACTTGGTGGTGGTGAAATAGGAAGACAGATGATTGGTACTGGTATTACATCTGGTATGTATGCTAATCGTAAAAAGGATAGTATAACTAAGTTTACAGACTATAATGTACCACTAGGACAAGAGTTAGATTGGGAAGAGATAAGAGCTCGTAATCAATCTACAGCTGAGCAGTGGGGTAGAGGTTTAGCTAAAGCAGGTGTTACTACTATAGGAGCTGTTGCAGAGAACACACTAGGAGTTATATTTGGAATAGGAGAATTGTTTAGTGGAGGCGCTTATTACGATAATGCTATAGGTAGAAGCGTAGATAAGACTAATGAGTGGATGCGTGAGAACATGCCTAACTATCTTACAAGAGAGGAGCAGAAGATGAGCACGTTCCAAAAGCTAGGAACTGCAAACTTCTGGGCTGATACTGTAGCAAATGGATTAGGATATTCTTTAGGTTCTATAGCAACTATGTACCTAACAGGTGGACTAGGACCTATAGGCCTGCTAACAAAAGGTGTGGGAGGGGCAGCAAAAGGAACAGCTCTTTATAATACAACTAAAGCTATAGTCAATGGTACAAAGCTAGGTACTAAACTAGCAAAAAGTGCTAGTACATTAAACAGAACCGTGCGTGCTGCTCAGGTCCTTGAGGCAGGTTTAATGATGTCATTAGCTGAAGCATCTGTAGAAGCAAGAGAAAGTCAAAAAAATACATATCAAACACTGCTAGATGGATACATGCAAGAGAACTTATTAGATAATGAGAGTCAAATTCCTGCAGATATAAAAGCTCAATTTGAAGATGTATCTTATGCTGCAGCAAATACAAACTTTGCATTACAACTACCGGTTCTTGCTGGTACTAACTTAATGATGTTTGGTAAACAAGTAGCAGGATTTAATGCTGCTACAAAAGCAACTGGTGATGTAGTGTTAGACGCTACTTCAAGAAAAGCTGCATCTAAGTTTGCTAATGAAACTATGTGGCAAGGGGTGATGAATAGAATGAAGCCTATTGCAATGAATGGCGTAGAAGAAGCATTCCAAGAAGGTTTTCAGTTTGCGTCTGGGGAATTTGCACACAGCTATCACACAGATAAACTAAAGAATAACGGCTATGGAGATATGGGTAAAGCGCTAAATGATGCTTTATCTAAAACATTTGGCACACAAGAAGGTTTAGAATCAATGTTTGTTGGTTTACTAACTGGAGGTATCATGGGTGGAGGACAATCTATTGTAGGTAAAGACCACTCAAAAAGAAAAAAGAATGCACAAATACTTGCTGATGCTATAAATACCGGGTTCTTTGATGGCACTACAGAAAGATTAGGATACGCTAATGCTAGTAGCGAAGTTCTTAAACGTATGCAAGCTGCTAAAGAGAGAGGAGATATAAAAACATACAAAGATGAGCAGTTCAAACTAATATCATACAACGCACTCCAAGCTTTAGAGATGGGAGGTTATGATGTTTACAGACAGAAAATGAATGACTTTGGTAACTTAAGTGATACTGAGTTTGCAGAGGCTATGGGTATATCCCTAGTTAATGAGAAAGGAGAAACAAAAACACTAGAGCAAATAACTGGTCAGAGTAAATCAGAAATGCTATCTGATATAAATAATAAGATTGATAATCTAGAGCAGGTATACAAAAATGTAAACGATAGGTTTGCATTACCTGATAAAACTAGAGGATTGCCTAGATCACTGATGAGTGAAGAAGCTCGTAAAGCAGAAGATCAAACTTATAGAGAACGTGCAGATCTAAGAAACCAATTAATACTTAAAGGAGCAGAAGTTAAAGATAGAACCAATAGAATGGCAAGTATACAGGATACTATGTCAGAGATCATTGCAAACTCTTTAGCTGGTATAAGTGCTGTAAGTAGAGATGTCTTAGATATAGATAAAATTCTTAACGACTTTTCTATATTCCAAACAGAACCCGGAGAAATTGATGCTAAAGATTTTAATGCTAGAAAAAACTATTTAGACATGGTTTCAAATTTAGATAAAGCATATAATGAATTGTCTAAAATAGATCCAATTGCAGCTGAACAATTTAAAAAACAAGCTCAAGACTATGTTGCTCTTTCTGAAGACACATTTACAGCATTAGATAGATATAATAAACTAGCATCTGACCCATACGCACAAGCAACATTCCAAAGAAACCTTAAAGTAGAACAAGATGCTACACTATTACGAGAGCAGACAAAAGCATTTAATGAAAACTTTGATAAAGCAGAATCCTCTGAAGACATAAAGAAAATACTAGAAGATCCGGATCTACCTCCAAGCTTAAAACAAAAAGCTTTAGCAAAAGAAAATGAGTTTAAAGCAAAAGAAAGAGGAGAGCATCAAAAGTATCTAACAACTGCGGGTGAAACTATTGAAAAAAAGATTGAGAATCTTAAGAAGATAGATAAAACTAAACTTACTCCAATACAACGTGCAGGACTAAGCTCGGCTATCAGTGAGTTAGAGAGACAGTTAGACTTGAAGAAACAAGGAAGACTTGATGTAAAGGAAGGTGAGCAACAAGAGAACAAGATCGCAGATCAAGAAGATGCTACAGGAGAAGGACAAGAAGCATTTGACCCTGACAATCTAGGCGGCATACAAGTTATAAGTGAAGATGGTAGAACATTCCAAATAGATGGTACTACATACTACAATAAAGAGGCCAATCCAAATGATGCTGTAAAGCGTACAGAAAGATCTAAGAAGATAAAGTACGTAGAGCTAGAGGATGCAAATGGTAACAGAAGACGTTTTATTAGACAGCAGGCTGATACACTAGCATATGCTATCTACATGTCTGAAGCTCTTAAGATGGAAGGCCAGCCAACATTAGATAGAGAGGCAGCTGCAGCTAGAGAAAAGGCTGCAAAAGAAAGAATAAAAAGATTAGCTTTTGGTGGTAAACACGGACAAAAAACAAATGACTCTTTACGCTCAGAGATATACGAACTAGATAAAATATTAGACCAACTAGAAACAGACTATGATAATCTTAGGTACTTCTTTATATCTGAAGGAGCTACTAAAAAGGATATAAATAATGAGCCTGAGATGCGCGAAAGAAAAAGAGAAATAAACTCTCTTAGAGCAAAGATCCGTGCACGTAAAGGCGTATTAAAACTTAGAGGACAAGCTATAGGCGTATCTGAAATGGAGCGTGTTAGAATAGAAGGTAAAGCTATGGAAGCTATAGAAGAGTCTAAAGAGTATAAAGCTATAGTACAAAATGAAATAACAGAGCTAGAGAGAGCTATTGAAACTCTAGACCAGTCTATGCAAGAGTATAAGAGCAATGATGACTTTGACTCTTTCAAGGCCGCATCTGCAGCACGTAATCAAGCGCAACAAAAATTAAAACAAAAGCGTAAGGACCTACTAAATGCAGAAGCGCAGATAGCACTAGAAGAAAATAAACTAAAAGGAATTACAAATGAAAACGAAACTGGACTTCCAGAGTATGGAGGACAAACTACCGAAAGCACTGAGGGAGAAACTCAGGAACAAGACACTCCAAGAGAAGTTGGAGATAATACAGAAAGCGCTAGAGAAGAGGGGACTGTTGTAAACACTGAAAAACAAGGGAAAGAAGAGGTTTATGAAACTAAAGACGATGATGGTGAATCTGTAAGCATTAGGGTAAGAACTAATCCTGATGGCTCAAGAGAAGTTTCTTATTTTAAAGGAACTGACACTAAGCCTGAAAACAGATATTTAACCGAAACTTATAAAAAAGACAACACTTTAACTAATGAACAAATAGTTGAAAATATAGTTACTGGAGAGGGTGAGGTTGTTACTAAAAAATCTGAAAAACAGTTAGAAACCAAGGCTGAAAGACAGCAACAAATTAGAGATAAGCAAGTTAAAAAAGAAGACACTGTAGAACCTGTAGGCAAGAGTGAAAAGGCAATAGAAAAATCTGTAGAGAATAACAAAAGATCTCAAGAAGCAGCTAAGCCTACATCAAGCGGTAAGCAAGGTGGCCCTAGAACTGGGTTTATATCAGCGAAAGAAGCAGAACAGTTAGGACTTGAAGGACCTGGAATGGAAGCACCTCCAATGCCTCCAGCAGAAGGGCCCACATTTGGTGAGAGTTTACAACAACAAAGACCTACAGCTGTACCACTACAAGTTAGAGAAAATGAATCTATAGAAGAAAGTAAAGATGTTTTAAAAGAATACGACAGAGAAGAGATCAGTAAAATACTAAGAAGCGATGATCCAAAAGTTATAGAAGATTATTTAGGTAAAAAAATAAACGAGTCTATTGTTTATTATGAAAAAGGAAAGGCTGTAAGAACTACCTATCAGTATGGAGTTATAGATAAAGTTTCAGCTTCTGATGGAAGTGTAGTTTCTAGACTATTAGATTTAGGAAATAATCAAGTTGGTATTCCAAACATGAATATCAACATGGATACTATGGAAAGGCTTAACAAAGCTAAGTTTGGTAATGATGGAGTATATTTAGGTAATGAGGATATTGTTTCTTTATTGAAAGCCTCTTTAGGTGAACCAACACAACAAACTAGTCTGACAACATCTCAAACACCTGCAGCAGTACCTACGCAAGGAGATAATATAGAAACAAAAGCTGCAATGTCAGATAGAGCTATAAAAGATCCTGCAACAAATAGATCGCAAATAGAGGTAAGTCCCGCAGGTAGTCCTGCAGTAAATGCGCCTGACACTGTAGACGGACAGATAATTAAGATGGATAGAGAAGCTCTAATACAGATACAGCCAGGCGTAGAAGTAGAGTTCCAAATTATAGAGAATGATTATTACAAAGAAAACTTCCCTGATGGTAGTGTAGCTGATATGCCTGTATACTTTAAAGTAGGAGATCAGATAGTTGGTAAACTACAAAGAGGTGAAGGACAAGACAGAGCGGATATAGTTCGTAAACTTCAGGCAGGAGAAAGAGTTACTACACAAGTAGCTAGTATCACATCTCCAAACTTTAACAATGCAAGAACTGCAGATGGTCAAAAGTATTTTTATGACCCGCGTGAAACGTTTGGTGGCGCACCACAGTTAGTAGGTACAGTTGTAACAGATGGTGTAGTAGAATTCATTGGACCATCCGGGTCAGACCTTACTATGCGTACACCAGGCAGAACAGCGCCAGGACAGGTAGGTTTCTTAATACCAGCTAATCAAAACCCTGAAGGAACAGACAATGTTTCTATGGGTAGCACAGCTAATCTTACTAGAGATGCAGTAGCAGCTGTAGGTGAAGCATTAAAACAAAAGAACTTTGATCTTGCAAGAGAGATTGTAGCTAACAGTGATGAAAGTAGAAGAGCGGTTGCATACTCAGATCCAAATTACTTAGAGTTTGGACAATTTGGTAGTGGTCAAAACTATATGGTATATAATAGTCCACAAGCAGGGCGTTTAATAAGACTTAATGACGTTCAATTACAAAATGCTTTACAAGATAAACCATTTAAGTTTAGCTTTGTTGATGTTCAAAATGGAGACTTCCAAGTTACAAAAGCAGAAAGTAAGGACTACGATAAGATAAAAGATAATTTTAAGAAAGACTTTGCAGATTTCTTAGATAGAAAAAAATACAATGTAGATTTAGACAGAGCTAGTAGAGAAGGTGCATATACTAGTCCTGTAAATCCAAACAATACTTATGATAGCTACACAGGCTATCTATTCTCTGCGCAAGAGTTAGGAAATGTAGGTAGATCAGAAGGGTTAGGATACAACTCTATACTAACAACTGATGTAGTAAGAACTTCTGTAGGATACTTCCACAACCCAGTAATAACATTTAGTAAAGGAAATCTAAAAGGAACAACTGTTGAGCAAATCTCAGAAAATACTACCTTTGCTTCTTCTAAAGCTCCGAGTCTATCTGACCTTAAAAACTTCGCAAACGAAATGGGCAGTCCTTTTGCGGCAGATTTAAACAGAAACGACTTTGATCAGGATTGTAAATAAAAATAGATATGGCTTGTAAACTTAAAAGAGATAATGATAATAATGTTGTAGGTATAGAAACCCCAGGCGGAGAGTCCTCTTTATTATTTGACAGATTATTAAATGCTACCGGAGATCCTGCAGTTGCTGAGTATGTATACAGAAACATGTATACAAAAGAATTTAAGGATGACTACGGCATGGACTTTGAGAATGACCCAAAAGCAAAGAATCCTGCAACACTTATAACAGATGAAAATGGTGAACCTAAACTTGGATTTGGTAATGGCTACTACTATGTGATAAGACCTAATGGTACAGAAAAGATACTTACTAATTCTAAAGGACAGCCTCTAACTTTTGCTACAACACAAACAGCTAGTAACCTAAGCTATGAAAAGGAAAGAGTACTAGTTGATACTGTGATTAGTTTTTTTAATGACTTTCGTAATAATAACCCTACATACTTTAAAAATATTAATAATGTAAAAAAGTGGTTTGGAGATAAGAAGGGAAAAGTAAAAGGCCTTCTAGCAGAAAGAGCTTTAGCTGAAGGTTTTGATGGTCTAAGAAGAAATAGTAAAGGAGTTCCTATTAAAGAAGATAGGGACAAAGTAATAGCTATAGCTAAGAAAATAAAAAGCAGAGAGATCCAAGATGCTGCTGGGGTTGATGCTGAATTAGCTGATAGTGGTATTACAATTAATGAGAAAGGCTATATCATGCTAAACGTATATCTTAATTGGCAAGATGTTACGGACAAGCTTGGGAATGTTACAATAAAAGGATTTAGAAGTTCTGTACAAGAAGGGCTAGAAGCGTACGGTATGAAAGTAAAAGATGATACCGTAGAGATAGTGGATGAAGATGATACACCTATTCGTATACACGATATATCTAGATTACAAGAATCTACAAAAAATAAACTATCAAGTGGTGTAAAAGCATTCTTAACAGATATACGAGCAGATGAACCTAATGTATTGGGATACAATACAGCTATACCATTAGATGAAATATACTCAGAGATAAATGAAGCTACTGTAGACCAGTCAGACTTCCCTAGCATGATGGCCCAGCTGAGAACAAAAGCAAAATACAATCCAACACTTATACCAGTAGTAAAAAAACTAGAAAGCTTAAGCGCTCAAGAAGAGGCGGCGTTCTATGCAAACTTTGCTAACTCTTACAAAAAGTTTTTACAGTTTAGAACAGACAAAAGAGATATTCCATCACCAGACGGACAAAAGATAGGAGAAGCTATAGATGTAAAAATGTTTGACTCTGACCAAGGCAGTATAAAAGCAAAAGCTTTAAACTTCTGGAAGAGACAATCTATAGAATCAGACATGCCTAATCCAAGAGCCTTATATAAAACTAATGAAGACGGTACATTAGAAGTAGTAGAAAGTAAACGTAAAGCTATATCATCTGCATATGATAAAATAAAAGACCTTAAACTATCTACAAAAGAATTACAGCCTGTAGATGTAGAAAATTTATCTACAGTGCTATGGAACTTAGGCATACAATATGGAAATACACTTCAAGAATCTACAGATAAATTAAACGAATACTTTGTAAAAGGAGATGTTGATGGCGCAGCTGGTATGGACCTGTTTAGAAAAGAAGTATTCAGACCCAAGAAAGGATTAGGTAGATTAGTAAATGCAGTAAAAGAAGATAGATATATATACGGATCAGATAAGGAAGGCGGAACGTTAGATGTAGTAAAAGAGTGGGCAGCTATTACTCCATTCTTTGTAAACAATCCAGCTGAATCATTCTTAAGTGGTGCGGGTAAAGTATACTACCCAATTAATCAGCCTACTATACTAGATGAGACTGTAGTTCAGATAAAGAATAACTTCCAACCTATGTTTGATACCTTTGTTCAAACTCCATTATTATCTCCAGGGTTTGATATTAAACATCAATCACCTTTACTAACTGTTTTATCCGGTGATAAAAATGAAGATGTAAGAGCAGCTTTAAATACACAAATATTAGATTCTTCTAAAGGTGTAAATGATTATGGAATTGGTATAGACTACGAAGGACAAAGTGAAAAAGGTTCTTTAATAGTTAGATTAAATGCGTTTGCAAACAATGGAGCAAAAAGTAAAAATACACCTACATATTTTAAACTTACACTACCTACACAAGCAGACCGTAAACGTATGGACTTTATTACTATACCAAGGTTTGAGTACTACAACAGACTAGGAGTTAGTCTAACTAAAAGAGAAGCAATAAAAGGTATCATAGTACAGGATATAGTAACTATGCTACAGGCTAGAAGAGACATAGCAAAAGCACTAGTTGCAAAACCGGGCGGAGATATAAGTCAACTTATTGAAGGTTATCACTTTGCAAAAGGAACTAATCCTTTTACTAACGGTGAAACTGGATCAGTGTTTACTATGCCACAGATTGCAGGACTAGACTATTCACAAACAGTAGATGGTAATGTAGACCTAATACAAAGAGCAGATGTCTTCTTAGATCAAAATGCTGGAGCAGCTGAGATGCAGAAAGTAGATGAAATACTAGAAAGATTAGTTGATGATGTTGAAACTAAACTTGAAGGATATGAAGAAAGAGTAAAAAGTGAGATAGAGAGACTAGAAATAAACCCTGCTGATTTACATATATCTATAAGAAATAATAAAAACTTTGTAAAAGACTTTGTCTTCAATGATTTCTTTGGTAGAATAGAAGTAAATAAACTATTACGTGGCGGTATGACCTTTGCAAAAGATGGTGCAGACTTCTACAAACGTATGGGGTTAGTAAATACACCTGGTAGAAAGCTAGCCTTACAAGGGACATTAAGTGATCCGGGATATGGTATGATGCGTACATACAAAACAGCTACTATAAAAGAACTAGGATTTCAGGATTCAGCTGTAGCAAACACAGTCGCTGATAAAATGTTTACTAACATGATGGAAGCTGGTGTATCAAGAGATGAGGCTGAAAGAATATCTGAACAATACAGAGATGTAGTAAAAACAGATGCGCAGTCATTTATATCTATAGATATGTACCGTGGGATACAACAAGGATTAGGAGAGTGGGGATCTAGAGATGAACAAGCATATCTAAATGAAACTAGCATAGACCCAACTAATCCAAATGCAGGTAAGTATGTAGACAATGCGGGAGTTCCTGTAGTTATCAAACCAATAAAGCCTTATCACGAAGAGTTAAAAGTTAGAGATAATAAACCAGTTCTACACATGGATAAAAACTCCTATGTAACTGTTACTAAGGAACTATCTGCAGAGTACCCGGTACTAGAAAAATTACGTAGAGTCATGCAAAAGCAAGAGATTCATGTAATACACGAAGAGAATGCAAACAAGGGAGCTCGTAAAGATGTTAGAGATGTATATATAGATAACCTAGATAACTTAAATACATTTGTACTAGACTCTACAAAGCTAAGACTGCCACAAATAATACCAGTAGTTAAAAAAGATAAGATTACATTTTCAAGGCAGATACGTAAAAACATAATAGGTGATTGGTTGTTAGATCCTAATCTAAACCTAGAGTTCCAAAACCTAGTAGCTGAAAATGTAAAAGAAGATACAAAAAAGATAGAAGATGAGTTAGGTCTTACCGCTTTACGTAATGCTAAGAGTGTAGAAGCTAAAAGGGATGCAAAGTTAGATCACTTACAAAAGCTAAAAGAAAGATTACTATCACAGATACGTGAAAAAGGATTGCCTGATTCTTATTTAGGTGCACTAAACATTGTACCAAACGGACAGTTTGATTATAGATTTGCTATACCGCTAGCATTTCCTAACTTCCAAGCTAAGTTTGAACAGATATACTTTAGCTTATTTAATAACGGTATATTTAAACAACAGCAAAAAGGTAAAGAGCTTGTACAGATAGCAGAAGTAGGTGGTCATATAGAAAGCAGTGAGTTGAAGATGTATGATGGTACATCGCCTGCAGAAGTAATGATGCGTCGTAGTGATTTAGGTATAGCAGAAAATGAAAACATAGAAGACTTAATAACAAACAACGATCCAAGATTAACTGTTATAGGATACCGTATACCTAACCAAGGTAAAAACTCTATGCTACCAATAAAAGTAGTACGCTTCTTACCTGAGTCACATGCAAAAGGAATTATAGTACCTGGAGGTGTAACAACACAGATGGGTAGTGACTTTGATATTGATAAAATGATTGTCATCCAAAAAGAAGATGGCCAAGATAAAAGATCGCAAAGAGAGCAGAGAATATTTGATATAATGTTCCAAGCACTTACAGCTCCTGAACACTTAAGTCAAGTCTTAGATCCACTAGACGGAAATAGGCTAACTAATAAGGCTATGGAGAAGCGTGGTGATAGTACTATTATGGTAGACTATAATGATCCACTAGCAGAAATAGATATGGAGATGCGTAACAAAGCGGGTATAAGGCTTAGAGGTTCTTGGGCTAACATACTTGCAGGACACAATATTGCGCAACAAGGAAGTCTTAAAATAAACGAAGACTTTGCTCCAATCATAGATGGAGTAGTATTTGCAGAGCTAGGTAAAAAGAATGAATACAACTCTGAAAAGTTTAACAGTTCTACTATATCTAACTATCTATCAGCTGCAGTAGACGCCGCTAAGAAGCCTATACAAATAGACATAAATGATAATGAGTTTACTGTACCTGTATCAGGAATGATGCTAAGTACTGGTATACCTGTAGAACAAGTAATAGACTTTCTAACACAACCTGCTATAGTAGAAGCTATACAAGTAGCAAGAAATAAAGGATACAATCCAGGCCAGCTGTTCATGGCTATCAATGAAGTTAGAGAACAATATGACGGGTTGGTTACAAAGTATGGAGTAATAAAAGGAAAGGCTAGTGACAGTGTTGTTGATATGTCTGTAGAAGAGTTAGCTAGTAAGGAAGTTGATAATCAAGTAAAAATGCTAAACAACTTTGCACTATTTCATAGAGCTGGTAGATCTGTAGTAAAAGCATTCAAGGTAATTACACCTGATAACTTAAGTAACGTTAACGAGATGTCAGCATTGCGAGGCTGGCTTGATACAGAAGCTGAGTACTTGAGTGATGAAGACATACAGCTAGTACAAGGTGCAGAAGAGTTCATTACTGAAATGCAAAATAGTATAAATGAAGTTTCTCCTATGGAAGTTGCATACCGTGGTATATTTGATACTGTGATGAATGCAGCACAAGACGCAGGCTTTATAAATAATAATCTAGCATTCAATGTATTTAAAAGATTATTAAAACAACAGATAGGTGCAACATCTTTTGACGCAGCTACAAATAAATTAGTAGACAAAACGTTGTTCTTAAAGATGATGGCCCATACGGACAGTCCGCTAGCACCACTAATGTCTAAAAGTAACTTTGAAAGGTTGTATACAGATCCTGGAAACAATATAGGTATAAGACTTAGAAGACTTCAAGAAGGCGGTAAACTAAAAGGTAATCTATTCTTTGAAAACTTGCAACAAGCAGACTCTAATAATGACAAAGGTATACCAGTGTTTACAGTACAGCTAGATACTAGCTTTGATGCAGGAACATTAGAGAAAAATAAAATGACTCAAGGATTTAAAGAGATGTTAGATAGTTCTGATCTTGAAGTTTCAGCATTTGCTAAAGATTTAATAGCTAATCAGTTAATGACAAAAGGATTCCAACCGGGTAGAGGTACATATATAGATATGATACCAGCTGAGGTATTTACTACTAGTATGTTAAACCCTGCACTAGAAAGTCCTGTACAATTCTTCTCTAGAATACAAAACAATTCTCACGACGCATTGTTCTTTAATGACTTTGTTCACGATTTTATTCGTAACTTTGGAACGTCTAGGCCGGGCGGTAAATCTTTACTACCTAGAGTTAGACCAAAACTAATAAAGCCTGACAACAACGGTGTAATAACTTTAGCTCAGGGAGCAGCGCCTAATGCATATAAAGGTAAGAATAAGGGATGGGTTGCATATTTTACATCTAGCCCTGAAGGTAAGTCTGAAATATATGTAAGAGTAGGAGAAGGGCAGTATATGAAACTGCAGCAGAAAGGAGTTCCGGGCAAAGTAAATGAGGTAGGTAACGCATCTGAAAATAGTTCTATGAAAAGAGAGCCTAATACAGTAACAGGCCTGCCATCTACAAATGTGATAGAGCAGAGGCTTACAAAGAAAATAGCAGATGCTAAAGAGGATGTTGTAGAGATACAAAAAATATGTAGAATATAATGGCGAATAATTGTATAATAATAGTAAATGGTAAAGAGCATGTAATGATGTCTAAAGTTGCAGACTATATTGATAACTCTGCGACAGGGTCAAGAAACGCTCAAAAGATAGTTGACATACTAAAAGATAGTAAAGTCTTAACGCAGTTCCAAGGTAAGCCTGAGATGTTTGCAACACAAGAACAGCTGAAAGAACTAAGACTTGTTAACCAAAGATACCCTGGTCTTCTAAACTTTTCATTTGAGACAACACAAAAGTATGGACCTGAAACTGGACAGCCTACAAACATATACAAAGTAACCATTAGCCCTAATATACTAAACAATGCATCAGAAGTAAAAGCACAAGACTCTGAGTTTAACTTTAAAAATAACTTTGAGAAAGATGAGTTTACTAGAAAGACTCAAGCTAAATCAGAAGGTGTAATAAAAGAAGAAACACCAGCAGAAGAAACAGAGCTCCGTGCAAACACATATACTACAAAAGAAAATGCGCAAAAAGAATTGATGGAGTTAGCAGTTAATGCTAAAGTTATTGTAGAGTCAGAACTGCGCGATGTGCAGAATCTACCTGAAGATCAAATAGAGCGTAGAGAAAATAGATTACGAAGATTAAAAATTGCAGTAGCAAACATTAATAAAGTAGAAGACTTCTTTATGTTCGTAGCAGCTAATAAGGATAATGTAAATAATGCAATAGCAGAGTTTAATTCTTTAATGACACTATCTGTAGAAGAAAGAGCGACAGCTGCTAACATGAATAGAATGTATGAGATAAAACAAACCTTAGATAGTTTAGATACCATACAAAAGTTAGAACAAGTAGCGTTGGATCAACTAGCTCTAGGAAATATAACATCTAAAGATAGATTTGGGATTATGCTTTCTGATATAAAAGAAACTATAGATAAATCTAAAAGATTAGATCAACAGTTTGAGCAGGAGATTATACCTGTAATGGCAGAAGTTCTTGTTGGATTCCACAATGAGGCAATTGACCCGCAGATACAAGAGATCATAGATAACATAGAACAGACGGGAGACTGGCGTCGTTTCTCTAGTCAGGTAAGACAAACAAATGAGTTTCAAGACTTACTGAAGAAGTATATATCTTCTCCAGGTGTTTTATACAGCAATAAAAAGTTTAATAAAGAGGCAAAAGCTTTAGTTATAGAAAGTTTTAAGAACAGACAAATACCTGGAAGAGATAAATTAATAAAAGATTTAACACAAGCACACAGAGATAAGAGCGGATTCTCATACCTGTTTGATCCAATCATATACTCATCAGAGCCTGCAATACAATTGTTTGCTAAGTCTGTAAAAGAAGCAACGTTCAAAAAGAACGAAATGACTCTTGATTTTAAATATGATTTAGCTAGAGAATATGATCTATTCAGTGAAGGTTTAAGCGAATCAGATGTAGCAGGACTAAATGATTCTATATTAGAAACTACACAGGTCCCACAGTATGACAGTGAGGGTAATCAAATAGATCCAATAGAAGTTTTATCACTAGTTAATCCACTACTAGTAGATAAGTTTAGACAGGATGAAACTGCTATGTATAAAAAGTTAAATAAAAAATATAAAAAACCTCAAAGAGCAGATTATAAAGATAAAGCTTCGTTTGAAGAAGCAGTTAAAAAATGGAATAAGACAGCAGATAAAACAAAATACTATAATGAGGTAGCAGCTTGGCATAAAGAAAACACAGAAGCCGTACCTACATATAAAGAAGAGTTAGCTAAAATAAACAGACAAATAGTAAAAGCTGAGAAAGATAAGATAGCGGCAAAGGAAGCCGGTAGATCAGACCTTGAAGCTGATGCGAATACACAAATAGAAAAACTAAAACAAAAAAGAAGTTTTAATATAAATCCAGTAACAGGACAACCAAGGGGATCATTCATTAAACCAAAAACATCTAAGTATACTAATCCAAAATACACAGCTATACAGAACGATGCTAAAAAGAAAAGATACTACGACTTTATAGTTAAAGAGTTTGTGAAAGGACAGAAGATGGTAGGTAGTAAGAGGATGACTAAAAATTCTTGGGAAGACTTTTCATACATAATGCCATCTGTTAGAAAGAATGAGTTTGATAGAATGAGAGAGCAAGGTATTATCTCGTCTACTAAAGACATACTAAAAGAATCATTTAGTGTACAAGATACAGATACTCAGTTTGGTAGATATAATGAAAGAACCGGGGAACTAGAAAAGTCTGTACCTGTATACTATGTAAATAATATACCTGCAACAGATGTATCTAGAGATGTAGCTAGTAGTATATATGCATTTAGAGACATGGCACATAACTATGCCGCTAAGTCTGAAGTAGTAGGTCAGGTTATGTTGTTTAGAGATATAATGAAAAATAGAGATACATTAAAGGTTAATCCTGCAGGTGTAGCATATTTAAGTAGTGTAGCAAACAAACTAGGTATTAAACTACCAGCAAAGAAACCGGGGGAGTCTTACACATATAAGCATGTCGATGCATTTATTGATACAATAATGTTTGGACAAAGAGAGTTGAAAGAAAACTTTAATCTATTTGGTAAACAATTCTCTGCAAATAAAATAGCAAATAGTATAAATG